TTTCCGCTACTTTATTTCGTGGTAGCGCCGCCCCCGCCCCCGCCCCCTACCTTCGCTGGTTGCGATGACTCAAACGTGTCATCTTTGAACAACTGGTGGTATTTCACGAGTTCTAAATGGTCAGTTTCCTCCTTCTCTTTCTTCGCTTTTTCCAGCGTATGAAGCGCATTGCTTATTTCTAAATCCGTCACTTTCTTCTCGGGACCGTGCTTTTCGGGTGCCATTGTGTGCAAGTCTCTAAACTTGGAAGGGATGACACAATACCGGCTATCAACATTCATAAAATGGTCGACGACCACTGTGAAACACGCTGTAATCACAAGCGCATAATAAATACTGCGTGTTCCCATCCAACTCACCGCAAATACCAGAACCTCTTTGCTCATCAAATATTTAATCCATGATTCCGTAGAAGAGTTCAGGTCAAGGTTGATATATCGCGCACCAATGTTCAAGACAAGCATGACAAACCCGGCGAAAAATGTGCTCGTATTCAGGTTATGAAAAAAATTGTGCATGGCCGTAAGAACACGAGAGTTCATGATATTATTTGCAGGTGATTGAAGTGTGAAAAAATTGGTTTTACCAGAAAAAAGGTCCGTAAAAGATTTCATTGTGATGGGTGGAATCAATGGAGACGATGCAATCGACCCTGGTGCTCCACCGACTTGTTTCGGCGCGCCTGGTTGTCCACTACCACCAACGGCCGGGGCTTGGGCCGGGGGCGGCGCCTGGGCAATGACCCGATTCCGACGACTGCTACCGCGACTGCTACTGCGACTGCGACTCTTTTTTGACATGGATTGATATTACTTAATAATGGGATACAGAATAATACTACTATTACCGTAGATTATTTATTTTCTACCACTTGACCGTCCGCGAAACGCGTTCTTCAGTTTACGCATTCCTTGACGTGCACCTCTCCGGAACTTCTCACGAATCCGGAACCCCTCATCCCCCATCGGGTTGTCCAACTGTTCTTCTACACTTGTCGGCGCCAAAACAGACGCGTTAGACCCCCATTTACTAAATATCTCTTTAAATATGTTTTTGATGTACTTTATCTTTCGTTGAAACTCGGACATGGGTGCGCCGTCGCCGCCGCCGTCGCTGTCATCGCTGTCAACACTTTCGTCGTCGCTGTCATATGTATCGCGTAAATCATACCCGCCGGCTTTTCCGCGATATGTATTCGCACCATCTTTCACATGAGGACCATCGGCTCTTTCGGAAATATCCAGGTAGGATTGACTCTGTTTATGCGAGGTTCCTGCGCCGGATGCACCAACCAGGTCTTTTGATAATTCGCTTGCAGAAACGACCTTGGCTTTCGCGACCTTTTTATTATCAGGCACACTACCAACACTGTCTTGATATGTGCCAAATGCAGATGTGGCGACGACGATGAACGCCATCATACATAAAATTGCGATAGTTCGTAGTTCCATTGACGTTCGAATACGTATATACCTATTATAATGTACCGATTATAATATTTTATGTTTCAGCCTCTAGTATATAACGGTTTCTGATTTCCCGGTGTGTCAGAATAACTTCCCTCTTTGTCAAAATAATACGTTATTCCGTATAAATATCGTTGTTCATCTTTCATATTGTACGTGTTGTCTTCGAGCGGAATGCCGAAGATATTGTATCCACCGGAAATATTCGGTTTTGTATTCGATGGAAGTACAGCAAGTGTACCTGGACTCGTCCCTACAGCAGTCGTTACTTTATTGAAAAGTGTATTCGCTTCTTCAAATACAATAACATTATTACTTTGCTCAATGAGCGCTAAAAACGCCAATATTCTTCGCAGTTCCTTCACAACATATTCACTTACCCTAACAGTATACAATCTAGACTTGTCATTTGCTGATTGTTCGCGCATCATATTCAGTATCTCATCGATTCGTTTTCTATAGCCAAATACCTTTCCATATACATCATTTGCGATTTGTTTTCGATATGCATCAGAATAGATTCCAGTCGTTGCTTCATTTGTCTCTTTCATTAAACTCGTATACGTGGTCTCGCTTGCGTTATCACCAACAGTACCGGCATTCAATGGTTGAATATTGGCTAGTTTTTTATCATTGTCTGTGCCAATGATGATAGATTCGGTTTCAGTGTAAACCACATCATTGTTAGCATTATATTTTTGATTGGATACTGTTACCGGTCTACTTATATTGGCTGTAACATCTGACCTAGTATTGAATAATACTGCGATATTGAACCGCGCCAGACATCTCGGGATATTGATAATTTTTTGGTTGATTTTCGCGTACATCTCTTTTTTCAGCTCACGAAAATCGTTTCGTTGAATTGGGTCGTATACACAATCTTTGAAATACTTGTATCGTTTCGCAGAATTACCTCCAGCAGCATCAGCAGTATTTGGAGTCCAATTCCCTGAAAAATCATATATCGTGTCTAGTTTTATTTCACGTGTGCCAATAATTTCGTTGTCACCAAACATGCTTATTGAACCACCTTCACTTCCAATCGAGCATTGTTTACTGTTGAAATACTTTTCGGTGAACTCGCGACTGTCTTCTTCGATGAACTTGTTTGCCCGTTGATATTCTTTTCCAGAGTCATCACCTTTAATGATTTTCGGCATTCCGAGTGAAAACCCTTCACGCGTCAATGCTACACCATTCGTGAGTTCATCTTTATCCACGATATGACGCGATAACGCGCTTGCGCGACTGTCAGTTGCGCCGGCGGCGGCGTGAACAGCGCCATTAAGTGAAAACAATGTCGACCCCATGAATACCTCAGCACATATCACTACAATGCAAAGAAGCGCGAATAAAATATATTCACGGTATACGAGCAACGAAACGAGTCCAATGATGATTAAGATTCGCACGATAGACAGTGTAGCATCTGTGTTTATGACGTTGTGATAAAACCATGATACAATATATTTTATATAATACTGAATATCCATTCGTGGGATTCTACCTACAGCTCTACTACTTCTACTACTATTATGCTAGATAATTCAATACATATACACAACGTCGTCGTGTGTGTGTATGTATTTACATGTTCCGGTCTTCAGGTCTTCCGGTCTTTACTTCGTCGTCTTGCCCGCGATTTGATTCATGATATCGCTTGCTGCATCATCAGATTTCTTCTGGGGTTCGGCTCCTTCTGTCTTGCAGTCGTCACCTTTGCAAGTCTTGAGTCCTTCTTGCTCCTCTTCATCGTTGTCTCCGTCAATACCCTCTTTCTTAGGAGGCATTTCTAAACCTTCAAATCCATAATACCCACTCATGGAGGCGATAATGGCGACAAACACCACGGCCAACAAACCAGCCGCCGTATGTTTCAGCGAGAGAAACACGATGGCCGCGACAAATATGATTTTGCCTAAAATGTTGTTGTACAAAAACCCAAGAAGATTGGGTTTAAGAACCATAACAACGATAACAAACAATAAAACACCTAAAGTGAGTTCTTTGTTCAATTTCACCATTTTCGTCTTATATACATAACAAATATATTTTTCGTATATAACCAGGACAATCTTCCCGAATTAAAATCTCATTTTTTTATAGGAGAATATGACATCTTTAGGTTTTTCGGAATACGCCGAAAATAATAATGATAGTACACGAAATGGAAATGGAAATGGAAATGGAAATGGAAACGGAAATTCAAAGATTTATAATCGCCGAAATGGCGGCGGCGGTGGCGGCAATGGAAATCGCACCCTAAAGATACCGCGCAATATCGACGCCGGTGGCGCTACCCCCGAACGAGGATTATTACAATCGCCGAATGGCGCCATTTCAGGCATAACCAATGAGAATGGTAATAATAATGGCATGATTCAGCAGGCTGGTAAAAAAATCAAGCAAATCAAGGACTATATTGAAAATATTCATCGTAAAGGTGGCGAAGATAGTGACGACGACGGTGGCGGCGATATGGACAACAACCACATTTTACCATCGTATCCGGCGCAAGGTATGGGTGTTTACGCTACGAACGTATCGAACGCCGATATCATCCGGGGTGTATCTAGCAATACACCACCATTCACTGGCGGTTCAGAAACAGTGGTTCGTAAGACGACCCAAATGAACTCCCTACACCCTGGTTCATCGTATTCGTCTACTTTATTAGAGGGTATGAATGTGTCACCGACTCCTTATTTTGAGAAAGTGACGGGTATTGCAGGCGCCCCGAAGAAAGACGCGACTGTAGGCTGCAGCGGTAGCGGTGTCGGCGCAAAAGACGACAAGACGAGCACATATGCTTCGCAGTATTATGAACAATTTGTTCCTTATGCTGAATCTCTCGCAAGTCAGTTGGCAAATAACAGCAGCGCTGCTGGCGGCGGCGGTGGCGGAAATATGTCCGGCACCAACGCAGCCCTCATTGAAAAACTCAACTACATTATTCATATGTTGGAGGAGAAGAAAGAGGAGAAAACCGGACACGTCATTGAAGAACTTGTATTGTACTGCTTTTTAGGCGTATTTATCATTTTTGTAGTAGATACATTTACACGCGCAGCCAATGTAGGTCGTGTTGGCGGCGGCGGACGTGGAACATTTAGTATGTTCGGTGGCGGCGGCGGCGGCGGCGGTTCTCGCCGTTATTCTCATACCGCATCTGTATATCATCGCTAAATGCTACAAACTACACCATTAGGATATCCTTACAAACAGTCTCTTCATGTATAATGGCATTATATAGAATGTAATACCATTTATCCTGTGATATACACGTAAACGGCGACTGAGACGGCGACAGCGGCGAAACGAGTGCATCAATAATATGATAATTATGTGCAATTGTATCAATGCATACAACCGTGTCCGTCGTCGCTGCCGCCGCTGCGGCAATAAACCCTCGAACAAATACGCCATGGTCGCAGAGCGTTTTATGACGGATAGATGATTTCAAAAGTAGAATATCGGGAGCATCGATGTCAACGCGACCGCCACCGCCACTGCCGCCGTCGCCATTCGCCGCCGTATACTTTATCCGTTTTCCGAACGCATCATAGGTAGGGCGAGTCACCGGTGGGAGGTATTTCACAAGGGCAGTCGATGTTCGAGAGATATGGTCATGAAGCGATGATATTCGATTTCCGCGAGTCCTTTTCAGCTTCGCGGTCGCGGTCGTCGTCGCAGACGTGTGTGTGTGCGCAGGAGACACTTTCATCCATGAAGGCGCAAAGATATACACTGCAAGTACGCGCACTTGATGCAGTAGCAGCATATATATCGAGTACAACCCGCTTTGAACGAGAGATTGTAATTGTGTAAGTTCATGGAAGATACAGTAACGGAAATCTCTCGCGCATTCATTTACAAACGTATAAAATAGAGCAAAGTTCACGGAAGATACTTTGATAAGTGTAACACCCGCGCCAATTGTCGCCGCCGGCGCCGCCGCGACTGACCCTGAAAACGTATATCGATACACAGTCGTGAACGGAATAACAAACCACGGTATTTCGTGATATTTGTATAATGTTTGTTCCCCCGCAATCTCTCGAGACTTCTGAATATACTCGGTTGTTTCGAGAAGTTCGAGAGATTCGCGGTCACTTGTGATATACTTCGCCCACGACAGATGTTCGCACAGATAAATCGTAACTGACCGAGGTGGGTCAGTTTTAACAGAACTGAATGAAAGCATGATTCTTGGCGCGAGGACACAGACACCTTTAATGCCGGTCGCGCCGCCGCTGCCGCCACTCCCGCCGCCACTCCCGCTGCCGCTCCCGCCACTCCCGCTGCCGCTCCCGCTGCCACTCCCGCTAAAAACACCAATAAACGCCGAGAGATTGTACATGAGTTCGAATATATCTCCTCGAATATGAATACGTGCATCCTCACATTGACCCGGTGTTACTAACTCTGTCTCTCGACGTGATAAAAACTGAGCAATGTCTTGATACGGGGGAGGACCCGCACCCGCACCCGCGCCCGCGCCGCCGTCCTTGTAAACAATCACGCTATCATGATTTACAAAGTGTAGAAATGGATACACGGTCGCTTTACGATATTGTTGTACGAGAGATAGTGGGTTCATTATACTCGTATTCTTACATCCGCCGCCGCCCGCGCCACCACCGCCACGGGACCATCTACCGAATGTAAACCAAAAAGTGATAGGCTGAGTATACCAATATAAGTATTTGAACTTTAATACACAGACAGAGACTAAAAACACGACACAAATGACTACGATAATATAATGAAAGAGAAATGGTGGGAACGTGATGGTCGAAACCGCGTCGGTCATCGCGTCGGTCATCGCGTTCATTTCATTCATTATATTACAACCATAAATTGCAGACTCCTTCTTTACGCGACCTTCTTCATACCCACGATGGGTATCTCTGTTGAATGACTTCAACGGCGCAATATAAACAAATACTGATACTCGTTAAGAACGTGCACCAAATCAACCTGTCCTGTAACTGTGAACCCTACCTCTTTCGCGATTTCCAACATCTCTCGGTTCGTCGGCATGTAATAGGTATGAATATTCTCTCGAACCTTCCCCGTTTTATCATCGGTAATCTTTTCGACAAACTTGCCCACATTCTTTTCACCTGTACTTTTCGGAAGGCGCCCCTTCGTTGGAGGCGGAGGTGTAAAATCCGACTTATACTGAAAACTTTGGAATTTCACGAGAGAATTGGTGATGCGTTCTTTGGCATATTTCTGCGGGTTTACAATAAACAGCGGTTTACCCCCCGGAACAATCGGGTCAAAGTGATTGCGGTCGACCAAATGGATGATGAGATACCCCTCCGGTTTCAACCACTGATACACATTCCGAAAGAACGCGCGTTTATCCTTCACATAATAGACTGTAAAATCGAAACATGTAATCACATTGAACTCTTCTTCACTAAATAACATTGGTTTCATGAAATCGCCTCGAACGAATTTCGACGACGGGTATAAATCTCTCGCATTCTTCAACATGGCCTCCGATTTATCGCACCCAATCACATTTTGTACACCTTTATGCTTCAACTGGTCTACATGATGTCCGCGACCACATCCAAGGTCGCATATTTTAAAATTCTTTTTATCATTTTCGCTACCCTGAAGCGCGCCAGTAATATGAATGATTTCATCGACCTCGGCCTCTATCTTATTCGGTTGAATAAAAAGTTCGTCATAGATGTCGGCATAAAACTCGTCATAAATAGTGTCGTTTTCATAGACCTTGTATTTATCTCTCTGTTCAAACCCTTCCGCGTGAACCGAGAGATCGCGCTTAATAAAACAGAGTAACATCAATACTATGAAAAGAAATGTAAGTACTTCCCATCGGGATAGTGATTTAATATAATTCGATAATGACGTATAGACTGACATTATTGTAGTCCTACTAGTATTTCGTTATAAAATATTATTATCGTTATTCTCGCGCGAAAAAAAGCCGACGTGATAATAACGACCCCTCACGCCGCCGGAATGTCCGACCCCTACGAAATCAACGATATTCGCAGTGAAAGTGATTTTCGCGGCATAACATTTTCGTCCTATAAAAAAACCGATGTCCGAAAAGAATTAATGAATAATCTATCCAGTTCTAAAATAGAACCAGCGTGTTATTGGAGCGCTGAACTCGTATGTTCCGGGCATTATCTCGAATTATGGGATATCATTATTACCTTTGTAAGCAAGTATATTCATTTAGCCAATCCTAAACTACCGTTGTATATTGAAATGCGTTATGAAAGTTTCAAGTCGATTATATCCAACGGCTACTCCGGAAATGAACTCCGCCTTCGAAACCACCCAAAGATGCGGTCGCTGTTCGCCGAAATCGTATGTGTTCTTGCAAACTCGAAGCGACAGCATAAATACGAGAGTGTTAAAATCAAGAAAAAGGAAGAATATGATATCGCAACAATGTCGCAACGTCTGAAAGCGCCGCGCGTGGATTATGCGCAAGAGTTTTTCCGAGAGAGAGACCCCAAAGAGATATTCATTGCGATGAATGAGTTCGCCTATCATATCTCTCGAGACTCGAAAAATACACTCCTCGCGTGTTATTGGGTAGAGTGGATTGTCGAATTCGAGACGATTTGCAAGGCGAAGAAGGAGACGTGTCGTTGCGAACGTCGGTCGCATATTCCTGTAGACGATAAACTCCAATTCGACCCAATTTGGATGATTTGGGATATGATTATTGCACGAAGTAACCAGACAGATGAATATTCACCACTTACACAGAAAATCGTGAATAGTCTATTACGGTTGTATTGCATCCGATTCACACCAGGTGTGCGCAAAAAACGGCGTTATCTCATCTATTTCGCAATATCGCTGCTTACGAGTGAATATGATAGCAAGATAGAGATGATAAATGACCGTCTCATCATTGAGACTGCATTGGAAAACATCAACTCCGTCTACAAGCAAATTAAACAGCATGAAATCAGCCCAGATACAGACTACCTATTTTCGTCGGCCGGATATAAGGGCGATAAAAACGGAGATTTAGAACGCACAATTAAGCGTCTTGAGGCGTTGAATGCGATGAATACGATTGTAAGGACGCCTGGAAACAATGACGCGCCCCCGTCGGCGTCCACGTCCACGAACCCACATCCGCCCCCGCGTAAATATAACCCGTATGAATAATGTATGGTATATATAGTAGTATAATGTCGCTTCCTAGTTTTAAATTCACGAATATCGGGGTTCCGACAAACAATGAACGTGTGAATAGCGGGTTATCATCGAGTTCTAAGATGGAGAAAACCGGGATACTGTCGAGTATCACCGAAAAGGCACAAGACACATTCAAAGAGCTAAAGCAGATGCCGGATATGTCTCTCGACACAAACGTTCTCGGCGACGGCGGTGACGGTGATGGCGGCGACGCTAGTATATTCTCATTTACGAATGCAATCAAACTCATTTTGATTATTGTGATTGCATGGTTTATGTGGAGTAGTTTGTCTGACAACAGCGACTTTCATTTAGGGATGGGCGAATTTGGTAGTAAATTGAAAACATTCGTTCAATCCATGGAAGATAAAGGCCGCGAACTTGTCTCTCGTATAACGAATACACCTGTGACATCATCATCAAGTGCAGGAAATGACAGCGACAGCGACAGCGATAGCGATAGCGACGGAGACGGCGACGCCCACCATGCACCCTCCGCGTCCTCGTCACCGTCCGTGTCGTCCAGTGCACCGCACCGCCCACCCGTACCCCCTTCCATGTCAAACAGTTCAGATAAAAAACCCGGATACATTCATGACGTTGAGAAATATACATTTTTAGACAAAGCCGACCGTAGTTATACTGGGCCGTCTCCTCGCGCGGATGATAGCACAAGTGTTACACAGAAACATCAGGCGGGGAAGGCTGGTTACTGCTATATTGGCGAAGACCGTGGATTCCGCAGTTGCGTCAAAGTCGAAGCCGGAGATAAATGTATGTCGGGGCAAGTATTCTCTCGCCAAGATATTTGCGTAAACCCCACGCTGAGAGAATAAGTGCCGCCCCGCCCCCGCCCCCCGCATCGGTATTATAGTATCACATATCGAACTTCCGGCGTATAAAGAAACGATTCGCTGGTTTGTTCTTCACGCGTTAAACTGAACACTAATGTTATGGTAATCGAATACGACTGACCTACAACAATAATATCCTCACCAGTTGATGATTTCTTGGCCGGTATTCGAATCTTATGTTCACCCGTTCCATTGATAACTTGATTATAAATATTCAGATTGGTTTGAAACGCCGTATTCAAACCATTTACTCTAATTGTTGATATCTGATTCGTATCTACCCAAGTAGTATTAATACTGAACGTCATATCGGTATATTGTAGACCAGATGCAGCATAAAACCCTACCATATCGAAAATCGTGGCCCTCGCCGATGTAGGAAGAACTGTTACAGAGGCCTGCGTACTTGATGGACTTGTCAGATATCCATTGAATGCCTCTACAACAATCGAATAGGGTACATTCGACACTAATAATGTTTGACCAAGACGCCCAATATTCCTAATGAATGTGGTAGTGGTATCGGATGCGGCAACTTTGAATGCAATCGTTGATATCGTAGCCGTTACAGTAGTCGGTGGAGAGGGAGGTGCTGTAACTGTGATGTTATACAGTGTGATTGGATTACCGCCTGTATCCGGTTTATTCCAGGTGACCTTAATATAACTCCCAGAAGTATCTGTAAATATCGCCGGTAGTAATCCGTATACGGAAGTCAATACCACATTCCTGGGCGCACTTGGCTTCATCAATGTACGCGCAGTAATAATGGCCGATTCCGGTCCAACACCTATCGCATTAATCGGTTCAATTTTGATTTCGTATTTGTTTTCATTCACCAAGTTTCGCAAAATATAACGACGCGATTGCGAACCGGCTGGCTCAATAATGACGCTACTTAGGTCAATGACACTCGACGTCCATGTCGTAGCAGGTACTTTACGATAATACAAATTATACAGGCGAATCATGGGTCCATTATACGACCCAGCCGTTGTACCGACATTCAATGGGTCGGTCCATTTCAAATCTACCATGAGATTCTGTCGTTCATCGAGAGGAGTTGTAAATCCAAAATCGCTTATAATCGACGGAACCGACGATGTTTTCACAGTGATGGTAGCCGGAACACTCGATAATCCGCGAACATTACCGGAAAAAACGGATATATAATACACCGTATTCGCCTTGATTGGCGTGGACCCTGCGACGCTTTCAAATACAACCGTGTTTCCGTTGATTTCGCCAGACACACGATTATAACTGGCGTCGTCAGAAGGCGTTCGCGGAAACACGCTCTTGTAAGGCGCCCATGTTTTATTATCGATGGAATAGGTGATGACGTACCCCGTAATCGGAAACCCGCCGTTAGAATCCGGCGCATCCCATATAAACGTGATTTTATTATTTACATTATCATAGTCACGAATACGTAGATTCGTCGGTTCGGTTAAAATCGTGGTCGGTATATTGACCGGCTTTTGAAGACCCGCTTTATATTCATATGTCCGCTTATAATTGTATAAATTGACGGATGGGTCATAGCACAATAGTCGTTCTTTCCCAGGGACGCCACACGCCGATGTAAGTCCGCATACCACACGACTGTTTGCAGATGTGGGTGGACAAATCAACGTGAATGGGCCAAATCCGGCCGAACCACCTGTTCCAACCGACTGACTCAAATACTTATTTTCATTCCCGATTTTCCGCATGAGTTCACCGCGCGTGGCTTTCGCATATTTCTGATTCTTCGTGAGTCCACCAACGTTCTTGTTGTATTTCAGTATTTCGGCTTTACGACGCATGTCATAGACTTCATCGACTTGCGTCACGGAGAGTTTCGCACCAGTGACGCTATCCACCAAATCAGACGAACGGCATTCTGGGATGAATCTCGTCCAAAATTGTCGGTTGTATGGATTAGTATAAAAGAGGTTGGTGTTGCAATTGATGACAGATGGCGTGATTTCGAATACATTCACGTCAAAATACGCGATTTTTTCATTGAAGTTCGTAGTTGCGGGTTGGATGACTGCGATGGTTGCAGTTCCAGAACCATATATATACGCCATATACACATTACCGGCGGCGGTACCAATCCCAGTGCCAGTACCCGTCACGCGGATTTCGACGACACTTGGATTGGATGATGAGAAAAAGAAGTTAGCGGATGAGTCTGTGTTGTTTGAAACAGGTGGCGTGAGTGCAAACGAACCTTCGGACGTCATTTTATTCAAGTCTTCGAGACGATATACTGTTGTGGGGTCGCCTGTATTTTCAGCCGGCACTTGGCCATTAAATCTAGGCGTAGATTTGATGATGCGTAATCGAATAGTGGTGCTGGTAGTATCGCCAATTCGATTGCTGGAACGCTGGTAGACAGCCGTCTCTTCTTGGAGGAAATGTATCGGAATCGAAGATGGCGTCCCATCTGACAGTAATGGTGTAACCTTACGAAACGTGATTCGGTTATTCGTAATCGTGAAATAGTCATTTACATATAAAAAATCTCTCGAAGACTCTGCACCCACGTTATTAAGATAGTATATAATTTCGCTTGTATCGGGTTCGCCAGTCGCGAGTATTTTCCGGGTGGTCGTCGCGAATTGCGAAAAATTCAATTCAATCGACCCCTCCAGATATTCGCGCGTGATAATCCCATTTGTATCTGAACCTGGTATTGTATATGCACCAGAACCCGAGAATGGATTTAGTGATATGTCTGATAATGACTTTGTTATTGTAATCGGAACGTAAATGACCTTTTGAGTATAGGATACCTCGTCGCCGTCATCTACCGGCGCAGACGCCACATGCGCGGCCTGGCGGATTTCCATCCGCAATAATATACTATTCTGTCCATATGTAAACCCGCCCGATACGTCATAGACACCATTTATGACAATCGCATTATTGTATGGAAGAGATACGCCCGGTGGTGCGTTGGGAGCTGGGGCGGTTCCCGAAGACGAGAAATACTCGTTGTCATTATATGCATTGGCACTTGTCCCCTGTGGACGAACAAAATAAGTCTGACTAAACGATACAATCTCTGCGGATTGATTATTCGATGGAAATGCAAATGTAATCGGAGTTCGGAGATTGGTCGCCCGAGAGATATTTATCAACGGTATAACGCCAATAAGTGTATTACGACGACTGGTTATTTCAGTAGGAATATTGGCATATGTTCCGTCTATTAACTTGAATGTAGTAGAGTAACTCAGCGAATATACATTGAAACGACTCGTTTGACCACTTTCACCGGTAGTGTCGAAATACACGTCACCGTACGTGGTTACTCCATTCGTAGTTGTCACTGATTGTTCTAATTGAGGAGTCCACGTCGATGCTTGATACAAGAAGATGTCGAAAGTTGCGCTACCAGCAGTGTAATTCCCGGATGCGGCCTGTGTTGCGGTTATGGTTATAGTCGAAGACGTGTATGCGTTAATAGTGGCAACATCACCAAGAATCGTAATTATAGAGCTTGAGCTTAGGGTTGAAAAGGTATACGCGCCATTGCTATTGCTTTTCCCGGACATAATTGGTGTTAGCTGAATTGAATTATTAGTTCCAACTATAAATATCTTCGTGACTGGTGGGATTGCCTCATAGGTCGGCGTAGTCATTATATTTTTTTACACGTATCGCGCCGTATCGTGTCGTATTGCTGATATGTAAATGTAAAAAAATATTACCGCATGTACCAAATATTGGAGAGATACGAACCGGCGCCCTTCTCCTCTGCCTCCCCTCCGGTATTGGTTATCATCTTCATATTAGGTCCTTCGTCAACGATGCTTTTAATCTTGTTTGCACCAATCGAGTAATTGAAATACTGAATGGTGGAAATATAACCATTAAATCGGTTATTCCCCTTATCTTCGCCAATATAGATACTTCCGTAATTTTGAAGTGGGATACCGGCCGTCTTACGACGTTGGGCTAAACGCCCATTGATGTACAAATCGATGACGTTATTCGTCACACGAATCACGGCATTCACCCAGTTCTTTATCGGAATATCGGTTGCAATGAGACGCTCATGTAAGTTCAGTTTTTTATCTGTACTACTATCCTTTTTTCCACTGACGTCAACGAGTGCGATAAGTGACACATTCTTTCCTTCGTCGGTTCTGTCCGGATTTGTAGCTTTAATATCACCTGAATAACGGATATACAATCCGGGTGCATTATTGGGGAAATAAATGCCATCGGACATATCGCCAGGTTTGTCAAGTTTGGTTCCTTCGCCACCTTTGCTAAATATTCTGGAGTATTTCCCTTCGGCGATTGGGACGTCCTTAATCAAAAACCACGCCGACCATGTGTATTCTAAACCACCGTCTTCATTCATAGACCGAGATATGAATATAGAGTCTTTTTTTGCAGGGTCTTGTGTAATTACCATTTCCAAATCCTCTGTATTTGCGGTTCCATCCAATACATAGGGTGAGTTTGTTGGAAGCATCAAGTAGGATAATCCAATAATTGCAAGTTTGACTGAAACAGAGAACACGATGAATACCATCAGAATAAAAGCGAATTTCGCGACGAGACTATTAGATTCCATAAATTCCTTCAAACCAAATCCGCCTGCGCCAGATGACGAAAGACCAGCGTCACTCGGTTTTGAAAAACTTGATGTTATGCCGCTTAATAATCCGCCGCCGCCGCCGCCGCCGCCGCCGCCGCCGCCGCCTCCGTCACTATCACTCATTTAAATTGTTTCGATATATGATATTACTATATATATCGAATAAAAAAAGCGGATTGCAGTGAATAGGTTCCATTACATTGCATATTCCATATTCCATTGCATTCCATTCTATGTGCTAACGCTTGTCTGTTCTTGGTTATCTACAATAAAGCTCAACTTCACCTTGTATTTATTGAGAATATCGCTCCAAGGGCTTCCACCGAATCCTTGTGAGTAAATATCCCACGCCTCTTGAGGTGCAATAGGACTCGATTTCAGTTTCACGTTGGTGATAAATCCGACATCATTAGTACGCTTACTTTCATCGCCTAAAACAATTGAGGTTGTTTCGCCCAATTTGGACCCACCATCAACGACACATGATTTCACCAATTTACCATCCACATAGACATCCATCGCGGAACCATTGAAACTGATAATGAGGTTCACCCATTTTTGAAGAGGAAAATCGGAGATTTCGCAATCTTCGCCAGTGACCGTACCACCAGACCGAGGGAAAATCTGGATAGTATTTGTAGATGCCTTGAATTGAACCTGGAAATTCTGAGTATTATCCGCCTTTTTGAATTGAATGACCCTTGCCCCACTTGCCCAATTCTTAATATAAAACCAAATAGAAATTGCACTATTGACTTTGACATTACTGGGTAGATTTGAACCCGTTAATGTGGTTTCATTCTCCCATTTTTGCATCGTTCCTAAACTAGTATAGGTAGTTGTCAATGCCTTAAAAATGACATACAATAATAGAAGAATTATAACGACTGCGAGAACAAGTTTGGCGTTCATCTATAATAATTATTCGTATAAATATTGTAGATATTATAATACATTCATACCGCGCTCTGCGGCCCATGATTCCATTCCATTCCATGATTCCATTCCATTTCATTTCATCGCGAATACACCTTTGTAGTATCCGTCACGCTCACCTCATCTTCCACCGTCGACATTCCAATCATCGGCGGGTTTTGTGACTTCAACATATTATATGTCCACCGGATTTGCTCTTTCGTAAGAGGATATTTGTGAAACGCGAAATTGCAAATCGACCCATTGAGTCCCTTATTATCAGTAGTACTTCCTACAGTAATCGGTTTCAATTGTATATCGGGCATAATGAATTCGCTCTTAAATACAAGTTTGTTATTCAAAAAGAAGTCCATCGTCTTTCCGTCATAATTTATGACGAAATAGTTCCACCTTTGAAGAAGAATATCCGCATCCAATTCGTCATCTTCCAATGACATTTCAACGGTAGATTTTATTTGTTTATTCACGTCTTCATCTGTAGAGTGGCCTGCCCGAATAACTGCATTATAATTTTTCCTAGAGTTGTATAACTCCGTCGCGGTAGATGCACCGCCATCTGACATACTCAACAGGTCGCAAATAATCTTCAGCTCATTTTTCGACGGGTTATACGTCATCTTGGGTACATCTCCAAAATTGAATATTTCTAAATCAGATGTCTTGGTATTAATATTATTATTCAAGAAAAACCAACCAGAAATCGCGTAGTGATACCTCTTCTTCTCTTCAGGTGCACAGTTTGCCGCCTTGTCTGCATCTGTACGGTCAATGCCCGTATTATGATAGATGAAAATCTCCTTGCTTTGGGTGGTGAGATTCGTATCATATAACTGCTTCAATGATACAGGCCTCGCAACAATTTGTGACGCAGATGCACCGATATAGTTCACTAGATAAGGTCCGCCATATAAGATTGCAATGAGAAGTACTTCAATGGCCACAATAACCCAGATGGTACGCGTCGTGTCGCCAACTACAGATTGTGAACTCTTGAGAAGGTCCAAGAAGAGACAAGGAATATAAATAATACCGGCCCACAATAGTTTCAATAGTTTCACACCAAGAATCGATTTTGAAAGATGAAAGAAGAACATAATGACAATGAGTGCGACCATAACGCCATGTTGCTTATAATACGCGAGAATACTTAAGATAATCAAAAACACCGTATTTACAATGAAGCGGATATTTGATAAGAGGTTTGACATTGGTGCTAGTTTGGGTACTGCATCCGCTGCCGGACTTGGATCCGGGGGTAACTTGTTATCTATGAGTTCTAAGACGTAATGAAAGAATATAATAGCGACACCTAAAAAGGTCATTCCAATGACAGACATGCGGCCACTGTCATCTTTATCTGTATCATATGCCCAAACAACAATCATCAGTATAATATAAATAATATGTGTCATCCCGAATGTGAGTTGGCGCATCGGGCTATTCGAGTCTTCCGGTTTAAGGTCGTTGAACACGTAGTCTTCAGGTGTTTTCGTATTGGCTGATTTGAACTTCTCTCGGAGATACGCGACAAAACCGGCGATGGCGACGATGGCCATAATAACATAGATTGCATGGGCGGTCGGTGTGTTAAGTTGCGCTACAAAACCGCCGTCAGCCGTAACCGATTCACCATCGGGTTGTTTTTCGGCACTGATTTTGTAGACAGTATAAACAATAAATAATATCAGTATGACGAATATAATCACAATGAATATCACCTTGATGAGTTGACCGACTGCATTTACTTTGCTTTTTTCGGGTGTTTCGGTAGTGACTGCCGGGGGTGCGGTGGGCGAACCGAGTGGGGGTACGGCTGCGGGTGCAGCAGCGGCTGCTGCCACTCCTGATACAACATCCTTCGGTAACAAGATGTCACCAAGACCAAACATTCGAAGATCGGTTCCTCTGTCGGGGAGCACTGTCGCTGCATGCCATTTTTTGAAATTGAGTTTTTCGAGTTCTTTCTCCAATCGGTCTTTTAACCTTGGTTGATATGATGATTTTATTTTTGCTATCGCCAATTCAATCAAGTATGGAATGACATATATAACGAGTTTAAATACGGAAATCAACAATAATGGAACCAAGTACACTGATGTAAAGAAGAGCCGTAATCCGCGAATTATCTTACCGTCTTTCTTGAAATCCTCATGAACTTCGCTTCCTAGAAGATGATAAAACGCAGGAATGCAACAAATCGCAAAAAGAATAACCAACACCAATGGTAGTACAAATCTGTCAGGGAGAGCTGGGTCGTCGTTACCTCTTATTCTAAGATAAGTCCAATACCATGATAACCCATAGAAAAATACTACAAGAAAACCAACAAGAGCGACAATAAATTTCACAATAATATTCGCCGCAGGGTCTTCACTGTATTGCCACACCTGAATCGAATTAATGAACTTGGTAATCACATCCAAACCGCCCACGTTCTGTTTTCGCACCATCGGTAATACTAGTATTGAGCATAATATGAGACCAACAATAAATACAATAAAAAACGTATCAAGGAGACTTTTTACTTTCGGGAACATATCGCCGCGGAACGATTTCGCAATCCATTCCATTGTGGCTTCGGATGTGGTTACATTTGTGAACAAAATCGAAACACAAAGAATGATGAGAATAATTGTAAAAAATGGAATCCAACGCGACGCGGAGGCAAGAGTCACGCCGACCTTACTAAAATCGCCGCCCGTTGCTGCTGCGGCTTCCATCACTTTATCCCAATCATCGCCAGTCATTTTCTCGATATTTGCAGGACCTCCATTATCGAATTGTTTATTTAATGCTGAATTAACTACATAATCTGTATTATTACAATCACCGATAAAAACATTCTTGAATGACACCGGTAGTGCCGCACACTCGACGATTTTCATTTTCGCGGCATATATTAGTGCGATGATAATCGTAAGAATGACCACAATGATTAGCAACATATTATTCGCTGTCAACACAGCAGTTTGGTTTGATGTGTTCAACTCGTTGACACGCTCTTCTATTTTACGGTCTATGACCGTATCGGTTACGTCATCTGGTTTTCCAGATGCCTTCAACTCTTTGATGACTTCATCGCGCACCTGTTGATAATATGCGTTCCCATTTTTTGCGTCGTTTATCGGGTCTAAATTGAAATTATCATTTATATTTAATTCGATGAAGTTCCAAAAAAATACGCCGATTAACCCCACTACTGCAAGTATACCGATACCCTTGAATATTGTAATTGTATTCGTTTTTCCAAATGCCATCAATAGAGTTATTCCTGCAATAACAAAATACACGATTGCATGCGCAGCGTACATGTTATTTTGGTCACTTCCTTTCTCGACACCTTCAGCGGAAAGTTTGGGGTTGTAGTGGACTACTGTGAACATGATACCTGCGAAAATCGTAACTATAAATGCCGCGAACTTAAAACCTTTTGCGCCATTACCTGCGTCAACCGCGAGGTGAAATACCTTGTATTGATACATCATATATAGCGCAATCAACATCGCGATAACTTGCATTACGAGACCAATATTCAATACTGTATTTGCAATTGAGGTTGGCACTGCGCCCGTATCTGTGACTTCTTGTGACTGAGCAGTCTTAAGATTCGTGGCTCGTGTCACCATATAAATACCAAATGCGGAAGAGACGAGTGCGCCGATGATTTTGAATATATTCGACCTGCCACCCTCTTCGTCGCCGGCACCGCCCGGCGCACTGTCATCGGTCGATGACCGAAACGCTTTCCATAGAAGTGATATGATAATAATACCACCAACACCCATGAAACCATATCCAAATGTATTCATCACATTGATTTGAGTTGATGTACTACCAATATTATTACCGATTTTATAACTTGTAATACCCAGTGTTAATCCGGTTGCTAATAAAGCGACAACCCCGCCTACAATCAACATGATAATATTTGTCGGAAGGGCGAGACCATCGCCATCTGGTGGTGGTGGAATAATCGGGTCACCGCCTTGATCCTCACCTGCGGTTTTCCATCGAAGATAAGATTCGATATCACCGGAATACAACCATATCGCAAATAATACACTGGTTATCAACAATATAAACGGCGCAAGATGTTGTGTGAATACTTCCCATGTGAAAAATCCGACGAGAACAATAACGGATATAATAATCAATGGTAATAAGTCTATTAATTTTGATACGGATAAGGTTGAACCATCCATTTATAATTCTAACAACCAGACCCAGTTATAATTATAAGATATAATAATGCGAATACCACTACGCTTGTTGTTGGTGATTCAATATTCATTCACCTAACACATCATAAAAATGACATCGCCGTCTTTTTCCCGTGGCAATCCCTGCACAAAGCCACTAAATTATCTACATGGTTGGAACCGCCGTGTTCTAAAGCTATCACATGGTCGACCTCAAACCAAGCGGGTAGTTGACGCTGGCAGTCACCGCATTTCCATCCTTGTTGCGCGGCGACATACTTCTTCTTGGTTTCACTAACACTGCGTTTGCTAGACCCCTTGCCGGAGTTGAGGACTCGTCTCTCGGCGGCACTCATACTTCCGCTGGGGGTTCCGCCGGGGGTTCCGCCGGGGGTTCCGCCCCCCCACGACGGAGTTGTCCCCATCGCGCTACTCATCGCACGGCCAATCGCACTGCTACTCGCTCTGCTCGTTTGACCCCCAATCGCGCCGCCGTCGTGGGGGGGAGACCCCCTCGTCATATCAAAAAACGGCGTTATCATATCCGCTGTCCCCTTACTTATCGGCATATACTTGATAATATCATTGGCGTGATAGAACAACTGCCTAGAGTTTTCAGGATTGCGGCGCAAAAACAGAAACAGCGAGAGACCGATGAATCCAAACGTCGCCATCTTAATCCACTTCTGATTGCTTTGAAATAATTTTAGTAGTTGTCCATCGTAATAGGTATTCGCAATAAGAACGGCTGTAATAATAAACACAATGTATTCGGTTTTTATCATTTATAATCTCTCGACGAATGGTTATATATAACATCGATTATATCGCCGGTATTCACCGGCCTCACCGATTATGATAATAATACGCCGCATACCCCAGTCCCGCCAGCAATAATAAATACACCAGCTTCTCTCGATACTTCAACTCCTCCATGATTTGTATCGGTTTGGGGCGATAATGCAGATAATATCTCTCGAGTGCCTCATGCAAAGGCATTTCATCCTTCATGAGAATGACATTATACCGATTATGAATGAAATGGACCCATCGGATAAACGCGTCGCGACTATCCAAATAAGGCGTCACCGGATATTTATCGAGCATTCGGTCGAACTCGGCCGACATTTCTGGGTCAGGAATGAGCATCGAGAAATTCTGAATGAAATCGTAGTATTTTTTACGGGTGACGTCATTGACATGGTCTGGATAATTTACTGCAGTCGTCATCAATACGAACCAGTAATGTGGACCCCATATTTTTGCATCCAGTTTTAGCATTCCTTACTACAATGAAATGACATAAAAACAATCACAGAATTACGATAATTGAATGGACCAAAATACACACGTGGCGCAGGATGGTAGTGAAGAAACGCATCTTCCTGTCGCGCAAACTCATACAAAAAAGATAAACAACCCTAAATCTGCGTTGTCATATTCAGAAATAATCCAGTTGAGACAGCAGCAAAACAAACATGGCGGCGGCGGCGGCGGTGGCGGCGGTGGGGGAGGGGGTGAAAATCCCAGCACTGCATCCACTGCAGCAACCACTGCCGCTACCGGAAATGAACCCAACAAGTATTTCTGTAATAATTGCAACCGGACAAATCATGTATACAATAACTGCCGCGCACCGATTACGAGTATTGGTGTCATCGCATTTCGGTGTGGTGAATCCGGCCCCGAGTTCCTTATGATACGCCGCCGCGACTCATTCGGTTTCGTAGATTTTATCCGCGGCAAGTATTCATTAAACGACGAAGCCTATATCCAGCGCATCATCGATGAAATGACCGTCACCGAAAAATCCAACCTCATGCGTCTTACATTTGACCAGTTGTGGCGTCTTTTATGGGGAGATTACACTCGCGGAAGTCAATATAAAAACGAAGAACACGTGTCCTTTGAAAAGTACCGCCAGGTATTGAGTGGCATCCGAACAAAGGACGGGCGTATAAAAAACCTCCAGCAATTCATCGACGAATCAACAACAAAGTGGATGGAGACCGAATGGGGGTTTCCGAAAGGACGGCGTAACTATAATGAGAAAGACTTGCCATGTGCGCTGAGAGAATGCCTGGAAGAGACCGGATACGATATTATCGCAGAAAATGTCATCCAAAATATCGCGCCATTCGAAGAAATATTCATGGGGTCGGATATGAAGTGTTATAAACAGAAGTACTTTCTAGCGATGGTCGACCTAGATAAGAAACCGAAAAAAGCGCACGATATCATGGAGGTCGGGCTCATGAAATGGATGTCGTTTGATGAGTGCATTCAGTCGATACGACCATACAATTTAGAAAAAATCGTGATTGTTCGTAAAATCAATAACATATTGTCCCGCTACCGTATATTTTAATCCTTTTTATTTCGCGGTGTTATATAAAGGATTGCTGAAGAATCAGTATCAGTATCAGTAATCATGGAGAATCCAGAAAATGAGAATGAAAATATTCCAATGGAGCTATCGGTTGCATCGGTTGCATCGGCTGCAATGGCAGTAATGCCGGAAGAACCGGCTGAGTTCGGAGTCGCTGCCGGTGCCGCTGCCGCTGCGCCACGAAAAATAAAACCGCGGCCGAAAAAGGCCGCTGCCGCCGCCGCCGCCGCCGCCGACCCAAATGCAATCGCACGAATGAAGAAAGACCTCGAAGAAGGTCGCCGCCGTCTTAAACCAGAAGAACTCAATAATCCATTTAGTAAGGAGTTCAACAAGTTATTACTGAAAAAAGAACTGCTTGAACGAGAGATGACCTTACATGATATTGGGCTACTACCAGGAAGTGACGCGGAAGACGACCGTGATGCCGCTGCAGCAGCGGCCGCTGCCACCCCCGGGTTATACCCCACCTTAAATGACCCCAATTTCAATACCAAAATCGCCCTTCGAAAGGAGTTTTTCGATACCAAAATGGATGTAGATAACACGAAAAGCGTGGAAGAAGAGGCGGAGATTCTGTGTAATGCGCAGATTGAACTCGCCCCCAACCAGCAGTTTGTCCGAAACTTCCTTTCTGTCGAAACGCCCTATAATAGCCTGCTTTTGTACCACGGACTCGGTACAGGCAAAACGTGTTCGGCAATCAGTGTTGCCGAGGAGATGCGTGATTATATGAAACAAATGGGAATCAATCAGCAAATCTTCGTCATTGCATCACCGAATGTTCAGGAGAATTTCCGCCTCCAACTCTTTGATGAACGCGAACTCCGAGAGATTGAACCCGGTGTCTGGAACATTCGCGCATGTACCGGTAATAAGTTTATCAAGGAAATCAATCCGATGAATATGAAGGGGTTAACGCGGGATAAAATCATTAAACAAATCCGCCAGTTGATTTCGTCCCATTATTCCTTTTTCGGATATAATGAGTTCGCGAATTATGCACGGACGCACGCATCGAGTGTGGGTATTTCACAGGACGAAGCCGTGATACATGAGGTTCGCCGGAAAAATGCGGCGGGGGCGGCGGCGAGCGCGGCAGCCATCCCGAAAAAGGGCCGTAAATCCGCCGCGGATATTGCCAAAGCGGCCGATATGGAGACCCTCGCAATCGAAACCCTTTCCGTATCAAAATTACGTAAACTCTTCGCGAATACGCTTATTATTATTGACGAGGTTCATAATATTCGCATCACAGATGATAACCGCGATAAACGTGTGGCAAAGATATTGTTTCAAATCGTTCAGAAAGTAAATAATGTGCGCCTACTATTGTTGTCGGGAACGCCCATGTATAATAGTTACAAGGAGATAGTATGGTTAATCAATCTGATGAACTTGAATGACCGCCGCGCCACCATCGATATTGCGGATGTATTTGATGACCGCGGAAACTTTCGTTTGGATGCAGATGGTCGAGAGATTGGGAAAGACTTGCTGGTTCGAAAAGCCACCGGGTATGTTTCATTTGTGCGCGGTGAGAATCCATATACCTTTCCTTATCGAATATTTCCGAGAGAACACTCGCCGGAACATTCGCTTCTTGTGCGTACAAATACCGGCGGCGCCGGTGGATATCCGCGCACTCAACTAAATGGGCGTCATATTGACCAACCCATTGAACATATCGACGTATATATGACGCAGGCAGGTGATATACAAGAGGCGGCGTATAAGTTCATTATTAGTGACATGAAGGCCATGTATATTTATAAGAAGAGTGCGACAATTCGCCGGAAAAAGGTCGCGGCGGCGGCGGCAGCGGCAGAGGCGGTGGCGGAATCTGGTTCCGCTGAAGGGAAGGGCAAGGGGAAGGGCAAGGGCAAAGGAAAAAAGGCCGCTGCCGCCGGACCCGCCGCCTCCGATGCAATCGACGAATCTACAATTGTAGAATCCGTGGATTTCCCATCGTTTGAGAATATGGATACGATTGGATATGCGGCAGTTCAACGTCCACTGGAAGCCTTGAACATCGTATACCCACACCCCTCACTTATAGAATACATTAACAATCCCAATGATGAGTTTGATATCACCGCATGTATTGGAAAGGAAGGGTTGCGCCATATCATGTCGTATGAAGAAACAGGTAATCCGCCGATGCGTCTCAATTTTGAATACAGACCAGAGTTCACACGCAACTTTAAGTTGCCCCGCGGCGAAACAACGACAAAGGCGTCGTCGCGGATATTCGCGCCCGACAATATTGGGCGTTACTCGGCAAAAATAAAGAATATATGCGATACGGTATTAAAAAGTGACGGAATCATTCTCGCATACAGTCAATATATTGACGGAGGAGTTGTTCCAATCGCACTCGCATTAGAGGAACTCGGGTTTACACGGTATAGTGCCGCAGGAGGAAACTCGTCACTCTTCCGGACTCGACCTACGCCGAGCATTGACGCGATTACGATGCTTCCTCAACGACAGCACCAGGCGCAATATCCGAACCAACCGTTTCGCCCTGCGCGTTATTCTGTGATTACGGGAGACCCGACGATTTCGCCGGATAACCTCTATGAATTGAAGGCGCTTACCAGCGATGATAATACCCACGGCGAAAGTGTGAAAGTCGTTATTATATCAGTGGCGGGGAGTGAAGGCCTCGATTTCAAGAATATTCGCCAAGTGCATATCTTGGAGCCATGGTACAATATGAATCTCCTGGAGCAGATTATAGGACGCGCGATTCGTAACTGTAGTCACAAACGTCTGCCGTATTCGCATCGTAATGTAGAGTTGTACTTGTACGGGACGCAATTGACCAACGCCGAGATTGAAGCAATCGACCTCTATTTATACCGTCTCTCGGAATTTAAAGCAGTAAAGATTGGTGCTGTATCTCGCGTATTGCGAACATCGGCCGTGGACTGTCTTTTGAATATTCAACATAATTCACAGACAGCGGCGCAACTGAATCAGGTTGTCAAGCAAAATCTCTCGACACGTAAACAAATCAACTATCAAGTTGGCGCGCGCCCCTATTCCGCATTATGCGATTATATGGAGCGGTGTGAATACGTATGCCGCCCGACATTTTCGAATGGACGGCCGATACAAGAGCAGAGTGAATTATATGGAATGGAAAGCGACAGCGACGGCGACGGCGACGGCGACGCCCAGGGAGGCAACAGTGATGTCCGACTGGATACATTCAATGAAAAGTTCATGTCGATGAATCTCGACAAAATCATCCACAAAATACGCGATTTATACAAGGATGGATTTTTCTATAAAAAAACGGGGCCGAATGGCATTATTGCGCATGTCAACGCGGTTCGTCATTATCCGATTGCGCAAATCAATCTTGCATTGACAACCATGGTAAGTGACCCCAATGAGTATGTAAATGACAAATATGGACGTCTTGGTCGGGTTATCAATGTAGGCGATTACTATCTATTTCAACCCATCGAAATCACAGATAAACGGATTAGTATTCACGAACGTAGCACACCCGTGCCGTACAAACACACATCCGTGGAATATCCTCTTCCAGGGGAAGTAACCGAAGATTACCTGGGTATTGGATTGAACACTGGCGTTAACGCTGCAGTTCCAAACAAGAAAGTGGCGAATAAAGTAAAGCAGGCTACTGTGGCGACGGCTGCTGCTGCCGCACCGGCCGCATCTGACGATGCCTCTATCGATGCTCCTGTCGCACCGGCCCCTGTCGCACCAGAGGCGCCCGAAGACGAACCGTTGAGTCGTATTGACGTACTTATTACAACACTAGCGGATACATTCGAAACCTGTAAAACTGTATTTGATAAACCAACAAAAGACCAAGATGAATGGTATTATTATTGTGGAAAGGTCATTGACCAAATCTCTCAAACCGAAGAGTTTCAAATCACGAAAGACCAACTCTACGAACTTGTCGTCGCAAACCTCCTTGAACACTTATTGTTTGATGACAGTCTACAATTGGTGAATTACCTGTATAAAAAAAACAATTACTCATTCACGAGCACTGTCGGGGGCGGCGCTGGCGGAGGCGAAGGCGCACAGGTATCCAGTGTTCAACCATTGACATCATTCGAGAGAATGTTATTGAATTACTATTCACAACAGGTAATCTCTCGACGATTGGTTGGCAGACGGGCTGCGGGGGCCGCAGGGGCGGCATCGGCGGCATCGGCAACGACACCGCAAGACCTAGGATTACTCTTATTCCATGAAAAGAAAGAGCCAGCATTCACACTAGTTATATTACGATACGAAACGAGAGAATGGACGACTGCTGAACCGGAAGATGAACGTGATTTCGAACTACTTTTAGGCGAACTACAGACGACCCATATCCGAAGTATGAATATGGTAGTCGGATTCATCTCTTTGTTCAAGAAGGAATACTTCATATTCAAGGTAAAGGTCATGTCGAAGAAGCGCGATAAAGGTGCGCGATGCGACCAGTCCGGTAAAACAGACGCCATTTCAACCATCAATACATTACTTTCGTTGAATGCGAGTACATCTGGTGACGAATACAAACTCACGGCTGAAAACACGAAAACACGAACCCAGCGCGAATTATGCGTGTTTCAAGAGTTTTTATTGCGCACATTTAACCGCAACCGTGTAAACGGACGAAAATGGTTTTTTACACCATGCGAGGCGTTGTTATGCAATATCGAAAAATTGTACTTGGAGAAATAAAGTATAATGATATAGTAGTGATACCGCCATTTCAAAATACGCAATGCAACCGAAAGAATCAGGAACAGGAGCAGGAACAGGAGCAGGAGGAGCAGTAGTACAATCAAAACCCAAATTGGGTATTTATACCACCATTCTACTTACGCGAAAAATACAGGTTCCGTTTCGAATCATCGGACGGAATGTAAAGGACACACTTGAACATATTCTCTCGAAAATGGTGGAAGGAAAGTGTATGGCGGAAGGATTTATCCGACCTGGCAGTGTGAAAATACTGACATACTCCAACGGATACTTATATGGAAAACATGCAATATTTGATATTGTCTATGAATGTCTGGCGTGTTCTCTCGTCGAAGGCGTCGTATTTTCATGCGTGATAAAAAATATAAGTCTTGCAGGTATTCGCGCGACATTGAACGAGCCGAAGACACCGGTCGTCGTATTTATTGCGAGAGACCATCATTATGACCGCGCTGATTTTACGCGACTGCAGGAAGAAGAAGAGGTTCGTGTCCGTGTGATTGGTCAGCGGTTTGAAATAGGAGACGACGCAATTTCGGTCATTGGTGAGTTGGTATAATATCAAAGATAATAGTAGTATATAATACGGGAGTAGTATATAGTACGGGTAGTACGGTTGCATCGATGGAATACATATTTACGTGTCTACATTGCCATGAACCATTCATTGTTCGCGGTAGTGATTTCAACTGTCGTATTTTGCGCCATGGGGCATATAAAGCCACACTTGAACCGATACCGCCTCATGCGACAAAGGACGAATGTGACGCACTTGTGCAGTCGGGGACCATCTATGGGTGCGCTGGGCCGCTTCAAATTGTGGCTGATGATGGCGGCACCTGGGACGTCGTGATATGCGATTATATATGAATAAAATTGATAAAGATATAAACGTAAAACTAGAATTCATATAGCTATCATTCATTCGTTGTAAATGGCATCAACGACAGTGAAACGAACGACGACGACGACGACGACGACGACGACGACGACGACGGTGATTCGACCCAAGAAAAAGAAAATAGAGCGGATTGCGACGGAGCAGCCGACGGCAACCGTTGAGCCGGTAGTGGAGGAGCCAACGCCAGCGCCAGAACCTACGTCGTCGTACTGTGACCCCGCCCTCTTTACCCAACAACAAATCAAACGAAGATTGGTAATTCCATTTTACAGAATCAAACAACATGTCGATGTGAAACAACTACTCGTGAAAGAACTAGCGAACCAATTGGAAGGTCGGTGTTCAATTGAAGGATATATCATACCAAACTCCATTTCGATTTCTACATATTCGTGCGGAACCTTGAATGCCGCGAATATCATCTTTGACATTGTAGCTGAGTGTCTTATCTGTTTTCCGGAAGAGCACAGTGTCATCAAGTGTATTGCGCGAACGATTACGCAAGCAGGTATTCGCGCGGGTGCAATGGGGTTACGTCATGGGTGTGTATCTCCAATCGAGGTGTTCCTCTCGCGTGATATGAATATGAAACACAGCGAGTTATTCAACCGGATTGAGGAGTCGGATATATTGACGGTTGAAGTTATCGGGCGCAGATTTGTATTACATGACACACACGTAACTGTGATTGCGATGTTACTGGATGCAGAGTCGCCGCCTGAGCCCCTGCTGCAGGCGTTATGCCAATGAAATCCTGATGATGGTCCATTGCAAAGAAAGGGTATAAAGTTTCGTTATGTTATTTTTTTAAACACCCCCCACCCCCACGCCGCACCTGCTTACATGAGTGAAAGTATGACACAAACAATGCCGCCGTCGTCGCATGCGCCGCCAATCATCGCAAGTTTATCGGCAATGAATGAACTACAGAGTATCGCACAACAAGTAGAAACGAAAACAAACTATTTGATGGCGCTTAAAGAGGGTATTGAAAATATGCCAGTGATTCATCAAGTCGAGATATTGCGTATACTCCACAATAAACAGACGCAAATCAATGAAAATAAGAATGGCGTCTTTGTGAATATTTCCAAAATAAACGACGCGATATTACGTGAATTGGAGGATTATATGAACTATGTCATACAGCAAGAGAAGCAATTGAATGAAATTGAAGAGCAGAAGCAGTTCCTTTCGAAGGAATACTTTGAGAATAAGACGCATAAAGATAAGTAGTGTATATCATATAACTGACCGCGAACCATCACGACAATGCACGTGGTTCCATGTTTATATAATTCTTTTTCGTTTACGCCTGAAAACATCAATGAGTCAATGGTGTTTTACGATGTATATGCATTCAAAGAGAAGGTGATTCCGGTTTACGCGACACTACCGCCACAGCCAGAGCCTGAGCCAGAACCGTCGTCGTCGTCGTCGTCGGATTCAGAACCGTCCTCAGATTCAGAGTCGTCGTCGTCCTCGTCGTCCTCGTCGTCCTCGTCCTCGTCCGAATGTAACAGCATCATTACGAACCCCTTTCATCCGGATGTGATGGCACAATACGCAATATCACCGTGTTGCGGTAAAGCAACGGATTCACTTCTATGGATAGCGTATATCATGATACATGGTCATGAAAGGTTTGAAACCATCGAGAATCATTATACCGAGTCGAATCGATTCAAGTTTGAATTGGTTGAACTCGTGCGAAAAACCAAACCGATTTTGAAAGCAAACAAACTCAAAATAAGCGGTATTGAAGAAACCCTGGTGCATAAACCATTCATTCATCCGGAGACATTACAAGCCATCGCATTATGTAATAATATATCGGTTTGCATTGTTGATGGTCGAAAATATTACGAAGTCGGCGGCGGTGGCGGCGGTGGCGGCGGTGGCGTATTCATTATCGAAAAAATAAAAGGAAAATATGTATTGTACGCCAGTCCAATCCACGCGAATACAGAGTATCTGAACTATATTCGCAAGAATTATTGGCTCATGGAGAGTATATCCGCGCCAATTCGCCCAATGTCGGCATATAAATTACAAGACCTCATAGACATATCCACGAAGTTGAACTTGCCAATCGCGACTGTCATTCCAGGTAAGTTTGGTTCGATGGGAACAGAAAAACGGAAGACAAAGCCCGAATTGTACGAAGCGATTTGTAAGTACGTATAAAATTGAAGTATATCTATGAATTGTGTATAAATAATATCCGATTCATATATATATACATGCCGAGAAACCGCGGTGTATCCAACTCGGATGCGTCAGTCGCATCGACCGCATCCGCGAAACAATCTGAGTTCGAAAAAATCGCATCACATTATTTAGAAGGTCTACTTGATAAAACAGATGGGATTCCAGAGTTGGAAATACGATTTGGAACACGAGGAAATGCACCGACTACGCGAGAAAGATTCGATGGAGTCGTTCAGAAATTGTTGTCATCCGGCTTTACCTTTATGAAAAAGAATGCATATTCATTGAAAATACAGAACGAGTTCATTGACCAAAAAACGGGACAGACCAAACTTTCTCTCATTCGCGCGGAAATCCACGGTATCAACGATGTCCAGAATTATTGCAAGACAAATACGCCCGATGAGAAATACACCCTCTTTACACAGAAAATGTATGCCAAGACTGGCGGCAGTGGCGGCGGCGGCATCGGTGGCGGCAGCGGCGGCGGCGATACAATCCATCCAGTGATTTTCGACGATTTCAATTTCAAGGTGAGTTATCAACGTGAAAAGCGTATTGCGAATACATCCACACTCGCCCGGTCTATTTTGAAATCATGGAACGATAATAAGAAGACGTTTCGGTATATCAATCGCAGCACACTGAAACACTCCGACTTCCCATTTCAAATCGATATGAGCGTCGTGAAGGAATCGTTGAAAGACCAGAGCGGTTATATTTCCGCGTCTACATTCGAAGCAGCGAAAGTACTTGAAAGCCCCATCCGGTATGAAATCGAAATCGAAGTCATCAATGACCTCGTCGGGCCAGGAACTACATTCAATCATCCGAAGCACCTTATGGATAATCTGCGCAAAATGATTAAAATTGTCATGTCGGGAATGCAAGGCACGAACTATCCGATTTCTTCGTCTGAAATACGCAGTGTTCAGCGCAAGTATTATGAGTTGATTCATCCGGATGAGGCGGCGGAGCATCGAGACCGCCGCCGGGACAGCGACAACGAGAGCGACAACGAGAGCGATAGCGGGAATGAAGGCGAGCGTGACCGCGACCGCGACCAAACCCGCGCCAAAATGCATGCACGCGAACTTGAACATGAACGCGATAGAAAAACCCCCGCGGTCATACTCCGCCCAAAACACTTCATCGGACCGTCTTCCTATACATTGCAGATGCAGAATATCCGCCCCATCGACCCTGACTCCAAGGTCCCAAATATCCGTTTGAATTACTCTGTAACGGAAAAGGCGGATGGGCAACGTAAACTCCTATTTATTGCACCAAAAACTGGTCATGTCTATCTCATCGACATGAATATGAATGTTCAATTCACTGGCGCGGTTTCGTTGAATTCAAAACTCTACAATTCGCTACTTGACGGCGAACATATTCTTCACAACAAAAGCGGAGACTTTATTAATGTATTCCTGGCGTTTGATGTATATTTCGTACACAAAGCCGATATTCGCGCCCGACTCTTCTTCCCCTCCATCGATGAAGACCAGGTTCTCACGAACTTCCGTCTTCCATTGATGGAAAGTCTCATCAAGAACCTGCAACTGAAATGTGTGTCGGGTGGCGCGGATTCATTACCACCGATTCGTATTGAAACAAAGAAATTCGAAATCTCGTCGCAGTCTACGGGGAAAACCATCTTCGATTGTTGCGCAGTTGTATTGCGTAAATGTGCCGAACACCAGTTCGAGTATCACACGGACGGACTCATATTCACGCCGATTGATTTCGGTGTCGGAAGTACTGTTCGAAATGACGCGACTGAAGCCGGCCCCTTGTATAAATCCACCTGGGATTATTCGTTCAAATGGAAACCCGCGGATATGAACACCATCGATTTCCTTGTTACTACAAAGAAAGGCGAAGATAACGAAGACCTTGTCAGTAATGTATTCAAATCCGGTGTTGATATGTCAAGATGTGTCCAGATTCAGCAATATAAAACACTGGTGTTACGCGTTGGATATGATGAGCGAAAGCATGGACATCTGAATCCGTGCGTGTCATTGATTGAAGGTGTGGCGCGTAATGACTCGTCGTCGTCGGGCAGCGGCAGCGGCGGCAGCGATGCATACAAACCAGCGCCGTTTTATCCCACATACCCTTACGATAATGACGCGCATATATGTCACATCATGTTGCGCCCAGATGAAGCGGGAGTGAGTCAAATGATGACGACGGAGAATGATATCATCCAGGATGAAACCATTGTCGAGTTCAGTTACGATGCATCTCAACCCGTGAATTGGCGGTGGTCGCCTTTACGCGTTCGGCATGATAAAACGGCGGAATACCGCGCGGGTGGGAAAAACTACGGAAACGCCTATCATGTCGCAAATAACAACTGGCATTCAATTCACAATCCGATTACACCCGAAATGATAATGACGGGAGACGGTATTCCCGATGAGTTTATCAGCGATGATATTTACTACAATCATGCGGAATCTAGCGGCGGCGGTGGCGGCGTCGACGTGGGTCGTGGCACCAAAATACGTACGATGACAAAGGGCATGCGCGACTTTCACAACTTATACATCAAGCGCAAACTGATAATGAGTGTCGCGCGTCCAGGAAATACGCTCATTGACCTCGCGGTGGGGAAGGGCGGTGACTTACCCAAATGGATGGCGGCCAAACTCGGGTTTGTATTCGGCATTGATTATTCCAAAGACAATCTGGAGCATAAGTTTGACGGTGTATGCGCGCGGTATTTGGATATCAAGAAAACCAAGAACAACATTCCGGACGCAATCTTCATTCATGGCGACAGTAGTAAAGAGATTAAGTCTGGTCAGGCCGCAATTAGCGAGAGGTATCGCCTGATTACACGCGCGATTTTCGGGGAAGGCGCCAAGGATGCAAGTGTATTGGGTCGAGGCGTATACCCGCATTATGGGCGTGGTGCCGATGGGTTTGATATTTGCTCTGTTCAATTCGCGATTCACTACTTCTTTGAAAACATCATGAAACTGCATACATTTCTGCAGAATGTGGCCGAATGTACTAAATTGGGGGGATATTTCATTGGAACGTGCTTCGATGGTGCGCGTATCTTTCAGGCGTTGTCGCGTTTGGAAAGCGGTGATGAGATATGTGTCCTGAGCGGCGGCGGCGGCGGCGGCAGTGGCGGAAGCGGCGACCCCCAGAAAATATGGTCCGCGCGTAAAAAGTATCATCAAACCGAGTTCGAACCAGATAGCAGTAGTATCGGATATGAAATCGAGGTCTATCAAGACACAATCAACAAGGCCACGCGTGAATATCTCGTGAATTTCGATTATCTTACACAACTACTAGAGAATTATGGTTTTGATTTGGTGTCTCCAGAAGAAGCCGCGACGACACTTATGTTTCCTATGCCGGATGGAACAGCCACATTTGACGGCATGTTTCATCAAATGGAATTGGATTGCAAGAAGAAACGCGATGAAATGGGGGGCGGCAGTGGCGACACTGGAGGCGGCGGCGGTGATACCTGGACACGTCAATGCCGTCAAGAATACGGTTCTGCGTTATATATGACACCGGAAGAGAAACAGATTTCATTCTATAATCGATACTTTATATTCCGTAAGAACCGAAACATCAATGCGAAACAACTGAAGAGTAGTTTCCTGGCATACGCTGGATTACAAGAAGAACAAGACCGTGCTTCAGCTGCGGGTGGAGAAGACGATGCACTGGCAAGCATCGCGCTTGAAAAAATCGCAAAGGCATCGAAACCGATTGATGTGGCATCAAAACCTGCGATTGCGGCTCACATTCTTCGACAGCAAAAAACCGAAAAACAAATGGTTGCACTGCAAGGAAGCGAGACGGGAGCAGGCGCAGGTGCAAAACAGGCCACTATGAAAATCAAACCAAAACCTAAAAAGACGACGACGACGACTGTAAAAGCGGCGGCGGCGACGGCGGCGGCGGCGGCAGAACCAGAAACAGAAGAAGCGCCTTCTGCGCCAATCGCACAAATCGAGAAGAAGATACAAAAGCGAACGAAAAAGATGAAACCGAAAGACAGTGACGACATGTCGTCGTCATCAGGCGCAGGCGCAGCCGCAGCCGCTTCCGACGCACCGCCTCCATCAGCGCCGAAACCAAAGCGACAAACCAAGAAAAAAACTGACTTATAAACATTTGCATATAAAATATACCTGATAGATAATACATGTTTAAAAAATCGCCGAAGAATATATTTAAACCTGTATTGCATACAAATGGTTCTTCCGTTTCTGCTGGGAGTGCAGTCACCACCGAAAATGATACACATAAACACGCATGTGGACCATTTTTATCCTACTACAATCATTTTTCATTGCCACAAGTGGGTATAATACAACACGGTCCTGGTCCCAGTCCCGGTCCCGATGATTACAACTTGCTTCCAATCCACATTGTTCATGCATCTCAGTGCGATGCCGGGGCCGAAGGCAAACAAGACAGCGTGTATGTATCATCATCGGTCTATTCTCATTTATGCGATATCAAACAGCAGATTGAGAAATACCAGGATGCATGGGATAATATCAAAAAGTTCACAAACCCGTATGAGTACATTCATACGAACATCTCTGGGAATAAAACGAATATAAGTAAGTTGCGTCCATTATCGCGTTCCTTTTATAAAATGATTGAAATCATCAAGAACAACAATATTCTTGCCCAATACAGTCATCATGTAGTAACCAGACCGGATAACAAAATGGCGATAAATACGTTCCATTTGGCGGAAGGGCCTGGTGGGTTCATAGAAGCAATCTCTTATTTGCGCGGATTGGAGTATATTCGCGCAGTGAAAGATGAAATGAATGCGGGGGGTGGGGGCGCCGGGGGAAGTGGCAGTGGCAGCGGAAGTGGCGGCAGCGGCAGCGGCAGCGCCAATGACATCACACCGACAGTTCAGATACTCAAACGAAACACTGAACTACACGACGAAGTCATGAAAGATGTCGAGCGATTGAAAGTATCGCGCCGTATTTTTGAAACACAAAAAGTGGTTTGTGATGCCGTGGTTAGCGGCGGCAGTGGTGGCAGCGGCATATCATACGGGAATGATAGATATTACGGAATGACGCTCATCAATGACGACCCTATTTGTCCTGGATGGAAAAAAACACGCATATTCCTTGAAAACCATCCAAATGTTATTATTGAAACGGGCTCTGATAAAACCGGCAACTTAATATCAATCGACAATTTTATGGATTGCGCAACAAAATACCGGAACAAAATGGAAATCATAACGGCTGATGGCGGGTTCGATTTTTCAGTGGATTTCAACAATCAAGAGAATATGGCGACCCAACTCATATTGTGCGAAGTCTTCTATGCTCTAGCCATGCAAAAACAAGGCGGCACATTTATTTTGAAGATTTTCGACGTATTTCATAAGGCGACCGTGGATATTCTCTATCTCCTCTGTTATTATTATACGAATGTCTCTGTCATGAAACCGCATACAAGTCGTATTGCGAATTCAGAAAAATATATTGTGTGCCAAGGATTCAAAATCGCGCATTCTGGGAAAATAATAGAACAGATATCCGGTTTATTTTCAAGTCTATCCTCGCATGAAAGTATATTGTCGGTCCTTTCCCAAGACCACGACTTGTATTTCTTGAACAAGATTGAAGAGATGAATGCAATGGTGAGTTTTCAGCAGATTGAAAATATAACATCTACGCTATCCATCATAACGAATCATCGGAATGCGGAAAAACTGGACCAGTATAAGAAAACGAATGTGAATAAGTGTATTGCCTGGTGCGAATACTACGAAATACCGTATCACGTTCATCATGCGACGATTCAGTCTACGAATATCTTTCTTCATCGGTCGATGACCAGTGGTGGGATTGGGGTGCCTGGAGTGGCGGTGGCGGCGGCGGTGGCATGTGAGACCGCGTCACTATAAAACAGTCTAAATATATATCAGAATGAATGGTAGTAAGTAATCTAAGAAGAATGCAAAGTACGCTCTCCTTCATCGCAGGTCAAATGAAGAAACCGAGAGAACGATTTGAGACCATATTGGAGCCGCTTCAGGCGTTACTTCAAATTGGGTTTCTGGCGTTTTATCCGATTGGGAGTAAACTGGCGATTCATAATAATATATTGACGATTCAAGCGCCGGGATACACGCAACATGTGCGGCGGTGGTACAATAACGACAAAAAGGAAGATGTATTTTATTTATATAATGTGTTTTCCAGGTTCAACAAATTCTATAAGACGGTTCTGGCTGGGGCTGGGGCGACGACTGAAAACGCGGCGTTGTTCACACTATTGAACGAGCTTGCAAAGACTGGTATTAATAACTTGATACGAACCTACAATCAAACGGACAAAATCCATATTCTTCATACGCTTCAAATGTATAAGGGGATGCTGGATAATCCGGAATTGGTGCGTCGTATCGCGAATCGCCCCGATGACGCCGCCTCTGCCGCTGCTCATGCAGCAGATGATGAACTACCTCGACAATACCCGATGAAAACGCTTACGTCGTCCGCGTCCGTGTCGACAAGTGACCACCATCATCCGGTAGACAGTGTCATCGATACCAATGTCGACCTGATATTCATTAAAATCACGGACCTTTATTCCCAAGAAGATTATACGATTATTTATCATACACTTCTGAAAATCCAAAATGATACGCAGTATTACTTGAATTATGTAGAAGGATTGAATAAAATACTGGAACCGGTGAATATTCGCATCAAAAAATGGATTGATGACAATATTGTGTTTTAGTGCGCGCGTCCACGCACCCCTCCTGCGAAGCCTAATCCATCTCCAATTTCACCCAACATGGAATATAAGGCGCATTCGATAATTCGCCTTTTATTTTACGAGAAAATTCGGGGAACGCGATTTTGATTTTCGTGTCTTCGCCCGTTTTTATAAAGTGACTAATTTGTTTGTATAACTCGCGGATGGCCGGGTAAGAAACATTCATCTGGAGTTCCGTGAGTTTATCCACAATCGGTCGTACTTGTTCCCGCCGTTGCTCAATTGTGCGCTCTGTTGCGTGGGTGACAACGGTCGTTTGCTGCTGTTGCTGTTTTTTCTTTAAGTTCCTTTTCCAGTGTTTTCCGCGGCCGTAGTTATTGGTCGTGTCTGCGCCCGTGTCCGTGGCCCCCGCCGCTGTCGCCGTCGCCTCGGACTGAATATGAATGTCTTCGGTGTCTTCCGGAATTAGTATCGATTCCTGGCGTAATTTGTCTTCGAATGACAACATTGTAGCGTGAGCGTGAGCGCCGGCACCAGCATCATCATTTAATCCAGTAGTAGTAGCATCATCATTATGGTCGATTGACATCGTTGTTCCCATTTATTAGATTAAAATACAATAAACTAGAAGTTTTATACCTATTTTATTGTCGCTTATATACGCCTAAAACACAGCGTCAAAATCGTCATTGTACATTTTATCGCCTTTCTTGATTTCAACGACATCATGAAAGGTCTTACTCCGCATCAAGGGGACATTTGTTCGTATTTTCATATTAAGGTGGGGGTTCGTAAGAACCTGGACCAAGATTTCACGCCGGTTCGCATATTGACGACTCTGAATTGCATAATAGGTGTAAAAATTGTTGAATGACATCCTGCGAAGGTTGGCGTCGCTTCCGACACCGACACCAACGCCGTCGGCGTCTCCTCCACGGTCATGAAACCGGTTCAATGCATCTTCACAAACGGCGATGCCCGTAACATCCGCCAGATTTTCAGGGAGCGAGAGATTTCCGTCGATGACAAACCCGTCTTTTTTGGACACGGTTTCATACTGCTTACGTATTCGCGCGATTTTACGTTCATAGGTCGCAATATCGGGGCGCGACCACCAGTTTTTAATGACGCCGCGATAGTCATATACGCGCGAGGATACATGAAGTGAGTGAGAGATTTCATGGCCGAATGTAAATCCGACCGACGCAAGGTCATATTCATACCCGCGCCCGAATTGTACATTCATACTGTGCATATATGCTGTCGGAATATAAATACTGTTTGAAGTCGGTGTATAATACGCATTCGTCACGAAAGAATGATACCCGACTGGTTTCATTATTCCCCAGTTCATGAGTTCAATGTCGTTCTGCGATATTTTACCCTCTGGATTCGTGTGATGTTTCGCGAGATACAATGTGCGCTGCAGACTGCGCTTCATTAGATTTCCCCATGCATCTTTCGGGTCGTAGTCGAGGGTTGTCGGGTCGTGTGCCGAGAGATTAGCGTCGCCAATCCGTAACTCGAGTGTATTGAGTTTTTTAAGCGCACCCTTCTTGGTATATGCCGACATCCATGTATTCTTTTGGATACGGTCTTTGTAACAGTCGAGTATCGTATTTCCAATCTCTCGAACTTTCGTTATCATTTCTTCATTTTTGAACTGCCGCGTGAACTCTTCCGTCATTGTCTTCGGGAATGTATACGCCAATCCAATAATCGGGAAATATTCTCTCGGAAAGTGTGTGTCTTTCCCGCGGATAAGCGTCTCATTGAAGTCGAGATAAATCTCTCGCCATTTGTCATGGAAACATATAAGCTGTCGAAAGTAGATGAAATACCAGTAACTCTTCCATTTGTCGGACGCCCACTCCTTTTTCAAACGCACCATGACAGATTTTAAATACCCGACCTGATATGCAATGAAGTACTTCGGGGCATGCGTACTGGCCGCGGTGGACGGATACCCAATCCACTTGGCAAACTCGACCCAGTCAATATCAGTAAGCGGCAATGCATCTTGTGTGAGAACACGCGTTGCACCACGAATATTATCCCGATAATGCGGGGTGGTCAGTCGTTTTGACATGTCGGCGTCAATGGTGGCGTCAGCATCTGTATATATACCGCAATCACAGTGGCGGTGCCCGTGCCCGTGCGTATGTTTACGCGTCTTATCTCCCGAGAGATGGGGAGGTTTGTCCGGATGTTTCGCACTTTGATAGATGTTCGCGTAATTCTCATCAAATCGATGGTCTATCATCGACAAGTGTTCCATTAGAATACATTCAGTATCGTATACATCTTGGGCCTTAATATTATGGGTTTGTTCATAATCGCGCCCGAGGCATTTCGTAAAGACGTCGTCGATGAATTTCATGAACGCCTTTGTGATACGGTGTTTATATTTGATATATTCGATGGTATTGGGTTCAAATACGGGACCGTCGCCGTCGCTGTCGCCGCCCCCGCCCATTTGTTCTTCACGAACAACCGATGTGTTGCTTACATTCAACCGCACATTCCGCATCTGTTTCTCGATGACCGCGTCGTTCAAATAAAACCGATAATCGTATAATGATAAGGACGGACCGCATAAATGTGGCGACATTTTTCCAGGTGTGTATTCATCAGGATACACATTCCATACGACAGGGAGCGCATAACTCACCATTTCGCATTGATTCATAATACCGAGAAACTTGTAGATGTTATTTTCTTGAACGAGGTCATTGTATTGTTTACAGAAGTCGGAAATATGACGGAGGATAGGTTCGGGACGTAGGTCGCGAAAAGACGCGAGTACATTTTTCATTTGACGCGCGGTAGATGTTTTATTCCGTGTATAATCATGCACCATGGTAAGCACATTCCGGTACATTTCATCTTGTATCAGTTTGAAATTGTCTAAAGGTCGGATATACTTCAAATCTCTCGGAAGTGTCTTTGGGACTTCATTCAGCCACTTTCGATTCGCCCATAAATAGAAATTGTTCCTACGAAGCGTGGCGTCGTCTGTGTGGTGGTGGTGCTGGTCATGCTGGTGGTTCGATTTTTTACGTGTACGCATACGCGTACGGTGATGAGAATGACTACGTTTGCGTGTGTGATGTTTCATGATTGTAATCACGAATGTGAATCACGAATATATATTATACGTCTATATATTCGTGAGAAAATGCGCCCCATTCCGCTTTATTCACACCTCACATGTGGCCTCTTCACCGCCCGATTGTACAAATTGCAATCCGGTTTGAATATCTTGCTCTTGATGAAGTATGGCGCACCCATCGAGGCGCCATGATACTGACCAGCATTTCCTGCAGCAACACCAAACGCCGTCTTAAACGACGCACCATTCTTTGTAATGGTGTCCAATTTCAATCTCTCGAGACGTGTTCCCGCGGATACTGCACCTTGAACACCGTATTTCATATTATTCGGTTTGTGAATCACAGTTGTACGGCACTTGGCGCGGTCGTTCGCGTCGGGATAGATTCTCTCGGCGTTTCCGCAATTGGTTGAATAGTATACCTGCGACCCAGTTTTCGAATCACTAGGATTGACGGGTGTCCCATCCGCCAGAAGATACTGATTCGGCGTCCCCGACATCTTTGAAAATGTCTGTTGTTGCTGGTATGTCCTGCATCTCGCCTGAAGATACGACGCGGTATTTGTATGATACGCCCGACTTACGTTGGTATTCCCGCTGCGAATGATGCGCTTTTTCGGGTTGAACGAGAGATTCTTCGTTTCATAAATACCGGTATTGATTTGGTAGGACCCAGGTTGCCCTGGTACTCCCACTTGTTTATAACCGGGATTCTGTACAAGTTCATCAGGCATACATTCGCGTAAAAAAGGTCTAGGTATATCTTGAACAATGTAGTTCTGCTTTGAAGCAACACCTGCATCACATCCACATGAGTTTCCTCTAAAGACGATACCGCCAGGACGGTCGATAAACCCGATGGTGGGGCGGGATTTATTCGAAGACGACGGTGTCAGACTTTTACGCCAGTGCTTGATGGGCCGAGGTTTGAAATTGGACCGCTTGATGACGTTTTTGGTTTCAGGAAAAGCACAGCATTTTGTGTCTCTTCCGAAATCGTTTAATGGGTTTCCTTGTGTTGACGGGCCATTTTCGGCGGGTCGAGTGAACCCCGGAAATACACTTCGTGTAGTAGATTCTTTGGTGGAACGGATTGCGACCCTCATTGTTCTAAAATTGAGTGGCCACGAAACAAATGATTTGCTCATTCTCTATTCGTATCTATACATAACATATACAATAATTATCGTATAGATATTATTATAAGAGGAGAATGTTCGAATATATCGAGTTTTATACAAAAAATATATCAAATCTTACAATTTTACTAGTGATTGGCGCAATCATCGCAATATTAGATATTACACTCCGGAATGTAGTAAAGGGTGTTTATCTAAATGTGCGAGAGAATATACGATTACGGCACGGTAGTCTAGATGAAATTGAAGGAATGGAGAATAAGAAGAAGAAGAATACGAAAACGAATACGAATACGAAAAAACAAAGCGGGGGGGGCGATGCCGATGCCGGTGCCGGTGTCGGCGACGAGAATTGCCCAAAGGATTGTAATGAGGTCCTGGCATTGAAAAAACGGTTGACAGACCTGGTTCAAAATGCAGCCAATCTTCAAAATGATATCAAAAACAATAATGCAATCATTCAGAGGCAACATACAATCATTGCAATCATGAAACAAAGTGTGGATAAAATCGTAGAAAAGTCGAACAAGTAAAAATAGTGTACAAATGTAAAGAGTATATCCGTACCCGTACATTCGAATGATATTTCGCAGTTTCATACACGCCGATGGTGAAGAACATCCCGATGAATCATTATTTAGGTCAAATGTAAGACAATTTGTAAATGACACCGCGACACATCCTATTATTAAATATCAGGCGTTCATCATTGCAGCGATTATGATTGTCGCCGGTCTTTTCATATTATTATTATTCAACGGCGAGAGAATATTCGGTCACTCATTCTGGAAACATCTATTCGTACCAGTTTCATCGAACCGTCGCGACGAATACATGTCAGAAGCAGAAATATTTCGTAAAGCAATTGAGGGGATGGCGACCTCGTCGTCGAAAGGCGGAAAAACCATGAATAAGTCTGGGACGTTCGACAGTGCGAATAAGGATGAAAAAGAAACCGCAAAGAAACTGCCATGCGGAACGGATTGCGGGCAGTACATTGAAATAAAAGGTAAAATAAATGAACTCACTAAATACGTGAATGCGATGAAAGAACAAAATGAGAGTATAAAGCAAACAGAGGATAAATTACAAGAATTAGGAAAACAAATTGAAGATTTGAATAAATCACTTTCGCCAGGCGGGCAGCTGAATATCGAAATAAAGTAGGAAAGTCTCAGGTCTCAGGTATCAGGTATCAGGTATCATTATTTAATCTCACCAATAAATAGTATTGGTGCGATGTCTAAATTCTTAGGGGAATCCTATGATTACTGGAAAAGTATTAAACAACCGTCAGCAATGGGGATGTCGCCTGGATTTTCCCTCAATGCATTGGCAACAAATGTAGACGGTCTTCTCTCCTACGTCGAAGTGCTTATTTCGGGAACAGGTAATGCAAGTGTTACAGGTAGACCACTCGGCAATAAATTTTTCTTAGAAACAAGCGGAAAATGTAGCGAAACTACGCCCGAAAAATGGAAGAAAGAACGCGAAGAAGATGAAAAATGGGACAAAGAATATGAAGAAGTCGGAGTTCAGGAACGTGCGCAGAAAATAACATCTGACCAGGCAACAAAACTGAAAAATGCACTCAATGAAGAGAAAAAAAAGCGTGATGAAAAACGCTCAGGTGAGAAAAAGAAGGTGTCTCGGTGGATTTATGTAAATAACATACCGGATGGGTCGATTCCATTTATTTCAAAAGGCGCGGATGGACAGACAATGGATGACCTCCGCGGTCTTATTCCTGGTGCACTCGGCAATTTAGGTGCATTAAACCCGGTTCAGCTATTCAACGGTTTTACAGCAGGTACATATCCCGATTGTGCTGAGGTCACCCTGCAAACAGTGAACAATAATAATATTAAAGAGAATAAACGGCGGCATATCGCGCTCGTTGAAATGGTGGAAATGAATCCATGCCATTTTCCGAATGGACGCAATCCAGCATCGGGCAAAACATGCCCACCCGATAAAAGGATTGAAGGACTCACTTCTATGGGCAGTCTAGCTGGTTCTTCTGGGGTTGCGTATCAGATGTCGCATCGAAGTCCTTTAAGTTATAATATTGGTGGCAGCGCGACGAAATCATCGCCGATGACGGGGTTGTCGTTTGATAAGTTTGACCGCAAACGCGGTACTGGCGTCGATGCTGGCGACGAACGTTTAGATGCGAAAGACATCATTGAACGACATAATAATAATGTTGGGACATTTTATAGTGGAATGAGACCAGCTGAATACACAACCAGCGATAACGCTGCGCCACCGAATGAAGCGTCTGGGTCGTCTGGTGGTTCGTTTGGCCCTTCATTATATGACGAAATGATTGAAAAATTGGCGCAACTTATCGAACCGAACGAGGATAATCGTAACGGTGACCTTTCCGATATTCGCGGCGATACACTATCACAGGTGTATTACTATAGCTTAACGGCAATTCTGTTGTATCTTCTATACCGTTTATTGTACTCAAAGAAGTGATGAATAAATGTAATGAAGTAAGTAGAGTATGAAAACACGAATGAATTGTTCGTGGTTTCATGCCTGTGTCCGAAGTCCATGTACATGTACATGTCTTTATTTTTTACGCAATGTATGATGTCGATTGCGTCGTTTATGGTGACGATGCGTCTTATTTTTCTTCATACCATGGATGAAATGATGTTGGCCTCCACTGAATAAAGCATTTACTTCTTTGGATGCGGCGGCGGGTGCGGCAGCGGGTGTGGCGGCGGCATTTTCAGGATTGGGATTGGTTTCATTTACTGGAATCTCTCCAAGTTCTGAACCTGAATCCGAATCCGAACTGGGTGGTTCATTGTTCATTTCGGGTATTTCAGGGGGTGTTTCTGTTGCTCCTTCTTCTTCGGTCGCGGCGGGTGCGGGTGCGGGTGTCGCCGCCATTTTATCGGAACCAGGTACGGCTCCTTCTTGCGCGGCCGCATTCATTCCTTCCCCTGTTTCGGAACCAGTTGGCGGCACCTCACTCGCAGCAGCCATATCTGCACCTTCGGGTGCGGGTTCGGTCGCAGCGGGTTCTTGCCTTCCAGCTTCGGGCGCAGGCACTTCTTCTGCGGGAGCAGGAGCAGGAGCAGGAGCGGCGGCAGTAGGTTCCGCCTCCACCTCCGCCTCTTCCGCCTCTGATTCTGATTCGGGTGCCGGCGCCGGCGCCGCTGATTCAGTATCATCTAACCCTAAACCATCCACAGGGAATCCATTCTGGTCTGCATGCTTTTTCAATGATAATTTCAATTGCGCAAGAGAACCCTCAATCGCGAAAAAGGACGCAATCATTCTGGAAAATTCACTGTTGTCTTTTTTTGAAGAACCGGTATGTTGTTTTATTTTCTCCCTTAATTGTCGGTTTTTTTCCTTTAATTTTTCGTACTTGGCGCGGAGTTCTTCCATTTCATCTGTGAACTTCTTGATTGTCGGTTCAATGTCATCATCATCTTTGTCTTCGCTATCGTCACTGCTTTCGTCGCTTTCGCTTACTTCGCTGACCTCGCTTCCGCTTTCGCCGCTTTCGCCGTCGCTTTCGACAGTCTCCGCCGCCGATGCCTCCGCGGTTGCATCTTTCTTAGTCTTGTCACTTGAAAATGGTATCATTCCTTTTAATTTATCAATCATACTTGGCTCGTTGTTACCCTTTTCGGCTTCGGCTTCGGCCTCTTCCTTTGCTTTCGCCTTCGCCTTCGCCTCGGCCTCTGCATCAGCGTCAGCGCCAGCGTCAGCTTCCGCGTCGCCCGTACCTAAACCAACTGCATTTTTTAATTGGTCAAAAACACCAGGTTTATCAGATTGGTTTTCATTTGAATCTTCCGCCGCCACCGTCGTTTCAGGCACCGCCGCAGGCGTTTCTCCCGCAGGCGTTGCCGTCGCGTCCTTATTCTTATTATCTTCGCCGATTTGAATACCAAGGAATTCAGCACCACCTTTCTGTTTCATACCTCCGCTATGTTTCATACCTCCATATTGTTTTGTAATGTTGGAAATGCTCGGCATATTACTGCTAAATGTCTATTATAATATAGACATTTTATATTCTTCAAACAATATTCGAATATATAATGGCACGTACATGAGTGCGATTATACAGAATCAATAATCATCCATTTAGAACTTGATGCGCTTGTGAAGCTCAAGAGCAACGAGACCACCCGCAACCTGAGCCAGGATGTAAGGAAGGGCATCGGACATGGGAATCTTGCCAGCAGCCGCCATCATGACTGTAACTGCAGAGTTGAAGTGTCCACCAGAAATGTGTCCTCCGAGCATAATGGCAACTGCTAAAGCAGCACCGATTGCGATGGCATTACCAGTCGCGATAATGACATAGAGGAAAAATACGGTTCCAAGAAACTCGACTAAATACTTGTTGAGCATTATGAAAAATTGGCGCGTTATACAATAATTTAATAAAAAAAGTTTATCCCTAAACACCAGTATTTAGTATTATTATCTATACATTAAATAATAAAGGTTCACACAATGTCGATTGAAAAGACGTTTGAAAGCTTAACGTATACAAACTGGTATAATAATATTGTTAAAACAGGCACTGTAGCCTCGCAACCTACTACAGGTTCAGACCCAAACGTAGAACTACGTATTTTGAACAAAGAAACGTCGCAAAATGGCACGATTACCTACTCGAACTTCCTCATCAACCCTGCACTCAATTCGTTTGACTTCAATATGGAAGTATTTTGGTCACCCAATAACCCTAGTGACCCCAATACTGCAGGTGATTATTACCAGGTAAAATTTGGAGGTGCGATGTCTTTCACGTTATTGTTCAATTTTTGGTCTGAGTATTCAAACAACGATTTATCTGGTGTAGGAGTTTATGTACTCAATTCAAGTGGGAGAGCGGTCATGAAAAGTACAACTTCGCCTGGCCCTAAAGGACCTGGTGAAGACCAATGGTATCCGGTTCGTATTCTATATAACAACAATGATGTCAATACATGGACCGTCTTAGTAAATGGTACGCAAGTGCTGACATATACCGACCCAAATGTGAAAATATGGCAGAGAGTGCCTTTTAATAATGGAGTTGCAGTTACAGCGCACTCTGGCGGTGGTCTGAAAATGATATTTTCTGTTCGTAAGTTGTCACTTATTTTCAAGGCAAATGTGCCTACAATATTCCAAACATCAGTTATGCCGAAAAAGTTTTATCCTTCTGCGGATGACTCTACATTCTCAAGCAACCGCACTGCGTATATGCGTACATATTATCCTCGTATTACAGAAACAGAGACTGTGTCTGAAGTAACAAAACAGAAATTGATTTATGGTCGCCATGACGCATCGTCGCGCATGGAACGGTTGAAATTGCAGGCAATCGGTAAAAGTTCAATGCGCTTGAAAGAATCGGACCAGTTACTGTTCAAAGCGCCGAATGTAAACGATGTCCGAGAGGCGCTTTCACGTACACGTTCACAGGGGTATGTTGCGCCTCCTAAAACTAGAACCTGAAAAGGGATGGATAGGAAGAAGAAGAAGTTTGTAGGAATAGGAATAGGAATATGATAACAATAATATTATCATATTCAGTGACCGTCGCCGTAGCCGTAGTATTTTAACGTCTGCGAATCGCGCGAATGGCCGACTGTGCGGCATTATTGGCGCCACCAAACCCGGCGTCGTTGTAGTTACGGTTGACGGCCATTTGCTTACGGAAACGAGTGTAATCGGAACCATCATAGACGAACTTGGTGTTGCATGTTGCGGAAGGGATGCCAGTGCCATCGTCGTTGACGTGGACGCCGCCCGCTAAACCACGCCATCCGGAAGTGATACTTTGTTTCGCGGATGTGACCTGGTTTGAACCACCGGATGTATAATACTCGCGGGAGAGATAATCGCCGGCGTTATTCACGATGCGGAAAGGGGTTGCGGCAGGGGCGCGGCCACCAAGATTTTGGGATGCGGCGGAACCGTTCCATGCCTTACGAAGAGTGAAACGCATTGTCTCTAACTCGGAACTGCCCTTCAGGGTTCCATTTGAAACAGGATGGGGGGCAATACCTTTTACACCACCGCCTAAAGTAGAAGCCATTTGATTATTGTAATGATTCGTATATGATATAATAATACGGGATATAATAATTAGTTGTCTTGTCTCGTTGTCGTTTTATTGCTGCGTCTCGCATGCTCGACTCCGCAATTCCACTCCAACCCTGTGCTTTTTTGTAAAAAATTAGACCAGTATTTCATGTATAAATAATAATTGGTGTTTACTATCTGGTGTTTACTATCTGGTGTTTACTATCTGTCTGTTATAATCGACTAGGGTTCGAGCGAAGGTGCGGAGTCGAGCTTGCGAGACGGAGCAGCGTAGCGAGAACAAAGCGAGAACAAAGCGAGAACAAGCTACGTTATAATCCTCGGCGCCACATTCATCGTCGCGAGCTCCTGAAACAGCAACTTGCACGCATACGGAATCTGAACCAACGCAAAATCCGCGCGATTCTCACACGTCTTACAGAAGTGAATACTCCGCTCATCATTATACGACGCAATGATTCCACACTTGCGACATACATGAACTTCGTATTTATCCGAGCAGTCATACATTCGCCCCCGCGTGAACCGCGATGCACCATGACCCACCATCGCATCACGCTCCATCTCACCAAATCGTAAACCGCCATCACGGCTACGGCCTTCCGCGGGCTGGTGCGTGAAGTTCACCATCGGTCCAATCGACCGACTATGCTGCTTGTCATTCACCATATGTTTCAGGCGCTGGTAAAACACCGGACCGATGAAGATATCCGACTTGATTTGTTCGCCAGTGAGACCGTTGTAGAGGAGTTCATTCCCGTTCATTTCAAACCCCACCTTCAGCAACTCCTTGCTAATATCCTTAATATCGTATTCACCGAATGATGTTCCGTCCCCGAATAATCCTAAATTGACCAAAACCTTCCCCAGCAACGTCTCCTTCAGTTGCCCAATCGTCATACGAGACGGAATCGCGTGAGGGTTGATAATGATATCGGGGCGAATCCCGTCCTTCGTAAATGGCATATCGCGCTCTGGAATAATATTCCCTATCGTACCTTTCTGCCCCATTCGACTCGACACTTTATCACCAATCACCGGTTTGCGAAATGCGCGGACGCGGACCTTACAGAAGCAGTATCCCTCGCCGTTCGTATCGATATAACTCTTGTCGACATAACACTCCTCTGATGTATGATAGACGCGGCTGATGTCTTCGTATTTCACAATTTTTGTTGGGTCGTTTCGGTTATCTTTGATTGGAATCACCTTCCCCATAATGATGTCGCGGTTCTCGATGAAGGTGTTCGCTGGCATGACTCCGCGCTGGTTCAACTTGTCGTAGTTTCCGAACTTCATCCCCTTCGTCTTGGATACATCGGGATGGCATCGGATTTCTTCATCGCCGTTGATTTTCTTGTCTTCATCCTTCTCCGTGTGATAAATCGTGGCGGAGAACATTCCGCGGTCGATTGCGCCTTGATTCACGAGAACGGAGTCTTCCTGATTGTAGCCGGTATACGACATAATCGCGACGATGAGTGGTGCGCCCGAGGGGATTTCCGCGAGTTGAATCATCTGCATCAGACGCGTATCCACGAGGGGGCGGTGAGGGTAGGTGAGAACATATGCGGTCTTGTCCATACGGCGCTGGTAATTCGTGACGTAGATGCCGATGGCTTGCTTGCCCATGGCGCATTGATACGTATTCCTAGGCGCCTGGTTATGCTCTGGAAACGGAATACACGACGCCAAAACCCCGAACATCGTACTCGGATGAATCTCGCAGTGCGAATACTTGTAAATATAGGGGGACCTCGACTCCGTTTCATTGCGCAAAAGATGCTTCGGGCGCATCGCAATCATACTGAACGCCTGTTCATCCGGGTCGATATACTCGATAACACCGTGTGCGTTATCCGCGTCGTCGTGCTCTCCGCCTTCGCTCGCAATATGCGTCAACAAGTCATCCCACCCGATTTCTTTCGCCGCGACTCGACCAATCATTTCGCGCGTGATATACAAGTCATTTGTATCCTGGTTGACCAAGAGGAGCGGTCGCATCATTCGCCCTGCATCGTTGCATATCCGAATCTCGGCGTTCGGGTAATCAAATACCACCGACGTGTAAATATTGATGATTCCGCGCCATTTCTTCAATTTGAACTCCCGGTATAAACGCAAGGGGTCGCGCGTAATCCCCACCCAGATTCCATTGACAAACACTTTCACCTGACGATACGTCTCGCTCGGTGTCAGCGTCTCTACGCGCTCAATATACTCGTCGATATATGCGTGAAGTGACGCCGGGTTGCTATGAATGGTAACGTGACTCAAATAACTGATATTCTTGACAACGCCGATACTGCCACCTTCCGGGGTTTCCGCGGGGCAAATGAACCCCCATGATGTGTTGTGCAGCTTACGCGGTGGAACAAGTTTGCCGCTTTTGTCGATGGGCGTATTGATACGACGAAGGTGACTGAGACTCGACGAATAGGTCAAACGATTGAGTACTTGCGCCACACCGACCTTGTTACTCGTCATGCTCTTGATTCCGAAATCTCCGGTAGAAAGCGCGCGTTTGAGACCGTTTTCAATGGTGGTCGACTTGATGATTTTATACATGTTCGTATCATTGATGATACCGAGATAGTCCTCCGTAGAACGCCACGACCCCGTATTGATTTCGCGGACAACCTGCTTCGACATATCCTTCACGAGTTTGTTGAAATAATTCCGGAAGAGGTTATTCAGGAGTGCGCCGGTGAGGTCGACGCGCTTGTTCAGGTATGAATCACGGTCATCCTGTTTGTTGATTTCAAAGAATGCGCATAGCAGTTTGTGTGCCATATATCCGAGGAAGAATATGCGTTGTTTGGCGGTATTGCAGTGTGGGAAAAGGTCGTTGTGAAGTACTTCGTGAGCGAACTCGCGCTTCTTGATTGCGCCGGTCTCTTTATCCATATTGATTGGGGTGAATATGACTTGCGATGTGAAATAACGAACCGCGTCTTCCTGTGTCATGATACCATTTGCATCGATGATAGAGGCTTGAAGGGATTTCAACAGTTTGTCGGATATTTCGACGCTGCCATCGCCCTCAGTGCCCTCCGACCCCGACCCCGACCCCGAAATATTATATACAATATACTCACATATCTCGCGGTCCGAAATGATGCCCAGTGCGCGAAATACGACGAAGAGTGGAATCGGCTGTTTCATTCGCGGAATCTGAATGACGAGTGGATGACCGAACCCATTTTGTTTTGCGACTACCATCATGTTGATTTGTTTCGGTGAAATGCATTTCGAGTCAGGAATCGACTTGATTTCCGCACTATAGAGATACTTGGTGTTATTCTTTGCGACATTGTAACAAAGCACCTTGTTTTCGGCGGCACGTTCCTGCCCTAGGACAGTTTTCTCGCTTCCATTGATGATGAAATAACCGCCAGCATCGTAGGGGCATTCTCCGGTGACATTGTGGTCGAGGTGCTTATGTTGCGTCAATACGCAAATACACGATTTCAACATGATTGGCAGTTTTCCGATTTGGATTTTTGGGAAGACCTTATGATGAATCGTGATGTCGCCGCCGTTGCCGCCGCCGTTGCCTCCCCCGCCGTTACCACCGCCGTTGCCGCGAACAATATACTTGACACTCATGTCAAGCGTCATCATTGATGCATATGTAAAGTTGCGAAGTCGGGCTTCTTGCGGAAAGAGAATCTTCATGGCGCCTGTATTTTCGTGGATTTGTGGGCGAGACAGGTATAAGTTCGCGAATGAAACCTCTATTTCTAGACGATGTGTATGCGATACTCGGTCGTAATCTTGGTCGGATACGATTCTCACTGGATTGAACATGTCGACAGTTCGTTTCAATTGAACATTGACCATGTCGTTGTAGGACTCAATCTGATGACGGACCAACTGGTCGAGATGTTTGCCTTCAAAGTACGACCCGATGAGTGTCCAGGGTTCTTCGATATAATTTCCTATGCGGTTTTTGAGTTTTTGGGTATGGTCGATGTCGTCGACGTTGTCGTCGACGTTGTCGGCGTGATGCTGGCCCACTTCATTTGCGTAACGTGGATTGAGCATTTCATAGGTAGGTGCTACTTCATTGTTGTTATTAGGTGTCTTGTGAGCGGGGTCTTTTTGGTATTGTTCTGGAACTGGATTCGTTGCGGGTGCGGGTGCGGGTCCGGCAGCGGTATTCTCCTTTGATTTGCGTACTACAAGTTTTGGCATAGGGTGGATGTAACAATAATGAAATGGAATGGAATCTGAAATGGAATGGAATCTGAAATGGAATGGAATGGAATCTGAAATCTAGAATGAATGGAATATGAATTGACCCTGATTGTTATATATCGGGGTAAACTATATTGTATTTTCAATTTATTTTTATGTTGTTTTCGAATGATAAACCCACAATGAATATGATATAAACCTTTCGGCTGTATTCTATTACCCGATTCGACGTGGTTGTCCGTGAGAAACAACGAATGAACCATAACAATAATAGTAACAGTAATAGTAATAGTAATAGTAATAATCCAAATCGTTCGCCCTTGCGTAAGAAACGTCGCTGGTATTATCGTTCGCCGCCACCACCAGCGTCGTCGGCGCTGTCTGGTCATCAATCACAAGAACAACATACGAAACCATTGCCAGGGCCGCCGCCAGCACCGCCGCCACCGTCTCGCCAAGATACATTAAAGAAACATGAGAAAGAGCGTATTGAAAATGAAAAACAAGTATTGAAGATGGAGCAACAATTACACCAATATTTTCACAAATCAAAGACACCCTATTCGTATGTGGATGATAACGGTATTTATAAGTTCACGCCGTCGCAAGAGGCGCCCGCGCCGTCCACGTCCGCCACGGCCGCATCCGTACCCGCACCCAATCCATTTATGAACATGACATTCACACCTTTTACGCCAACATCGCCATTTATTCCCAACTTATGGACAACCCTATTTCCATTTCAAGTGAGCCCAATACAACAACAATCGAATCCATTTGCGCCACCGCCACCACCGCCACCACCAGCATTACCCGAACCCGAGTTCATTGAGATTCGCGAGAATATTCAACATATTGACGACCTCATTGCGCTTTGTGACAAATATCCGTTGTCGGATACAAAAAAGTACAATATCAATATGACTGCAATTCATGCCATACGCG